TGGCTTGATTTTACTCCATTTATTTATCTTACCGTGGGCGTTGGAACAAAGATAGCCAAGGTCGTAGCTGCCTACTCCGAGTACAGGAGCAATATCGGCATCAATGCCTACGGGTGCAGTAATTTTTCCGTTAGAATGAGCCATTGTTACCTCCTTTCTCCAAAGCGGTTATATGACCCAGAACTAGGACAGTCTTGTCCTTTACATCAATAGAAGTAAAACGGGTGTCACCTTCAATAGTGACAGCCCCGCTTACATCATAGTCAGAGGGAATTTGCCGGCAAGCAATCAGCCCCCCCCCTGCTGCCGAGCAGCAGAGATTACCTTTGATTAATACATCCACTTTTTTCATAACTTATTATTTTATTGGTCGGGAGCCACCATGAATATGGAGCTGCCTATGTAACTTGCACTATTAAGACTTACCCACAATTTGGCGTTCTTAGCCTGAACCAATTGTGACGAAACCGATACTGTTATCTCCATTTCCTTGGTAGTGCCAGCAGGAACATCAAAATCGGCTATCTTGCCAGTCTGTTCTCCGAGTATCAACGAATCGTTGAAATTCTTGTTTACAAAACGCGTCCACCAAGCATTGTTCTTGAAAGTCATTGTGCTTGAAGAACGGTTTGTCACTCTCAGAGTAACCGTGGTATTTCCAGCCGTTGACGGAAGAAGTCCGGCAAGTACGGTAATGCTGACATAAGAAGCGATAATCTCGATTGACTTGCTTGACAATAAAGGTATGGAATAGCAATTATTGGCTACATCGGCAGCATCCTGTTCAAGAATCGCCGTACAGAGGAAAGGATAAACATCCCAAGTTCCCGTAGGCATACCGTAAGTTATCATTTCCGCCATAGCGTAACCGCTTCCTATCGTACTTTTTGCGGTAACTCTTCTAGTCTGGTTTCCACTACGTTGTTTCACGTATATTCCGAAATAACAGTCCTTCACGGTTGAAATATCCCCTATGTTAAGTTCATCCAACAACTGGGAACCTTCCGAGGGCATCATAATGGTACATGAAGCCGTAAAAGAGCTGCTCGTAAATTGGTTTGTAGCCTGAGAGGGAACAAGGAAATTGCCGATTGGTGCTCTGGCGTTATGGTTATACCCGTCAAAGTCCAAGGCACGGTAAGGAGATGAATCCCCACCCAGAGGGGGCATATATTCCCATCCGTTCATACCTCCGTTGGCATAGTTTACGGCATCCGTATAACTTGATATCTTTTTTGGAGATATTCCGCAGTTACCATCAAAAGCCTGCCACCATTTTTCGTTTGCACCCGGTGCAAGACTGCTGTACCGTACAGGTTTGTATCTAGCCCAAGGATTTATTTTTCCGTGAGTATTGGAGCACAAATACCCCAAATCATAACTACCGACACCTAGAACGGGAGCAATATCCGCGTCTATTCCCACTGGGGCGGTTATTTTTCCATTTGAATGTGACATAATCTATTCTTTATTACTGTTCCAGTTACTTGATTCCAACAAATCCGAAAATTCTTTGGAATTACTTTCATAGACAGGATATGGAAAATCTATTTCGGAATCCTCGGAAAGTGCCATAGGAAGCCGTTCTACAACTTTCTCATAATGTATCATTATCGTTTTCCCGTCAATGGAATGCCTCATTTCGGCTATCTCTTCGGGAGAAAATAATTCTGCCAAATCATTTTTCGGTATTACTGTAAATTCCATATTAGTTTACTTTTAAGGGAAAAACATAAGGAAACACCCCGTTTTGAGAGTTCCCGTTTATCATATTGGCAATAACCCAGTTTATAACTTCCTGTTCGGTGAATCCATCGGTTTCCTTTGTTGGAACAGCATCAAATCCTATGGAGTTATAGAAAGCCATATTTGCAACATTATCACCTGCTGTATTTCTAAAAAACAATGGTGTCCTACTTCTTGAAGGAGTAACATCATTATTTACTATGGTAATTATGTGCCTTTTATTTAATAACTCTTGGCACACAGTAGATTCATTAAGTATTCCGTCAATATAAGTAGTACCATTTGAGTTTCTATAATTATACGCTATACTATTGTTCGTATTATTTATAGCGAATAAAAATGGCTCAGCCGCATCATATCTTTGGTCGTAAATAAATTTGTTGATGCTAAATATATTGGAAGACATAAACAGCATCTTAACTCCCTGTGACAAATTCTGCACCTGCCCATAATCATCCACTCCATCCGTTACTAGGGCATTTGGGTATTTAGGAATAAACTCTATTGTTACATCCATATCTCCGGCATCTCCTGTAACTCCTATAGTATTATATAGTGATTCAGTACCTTCGGGATAAGACAGAGCAACCTCATGTTCTCCATTGTCAAATGTGTAGAATCCCCCATTCCTGTTAACTAAGCTAACCTGTCTACCATCTTGTAGCCCTGTAACTTTAAATTTATGAGTAGGCGTAGAATTTGACGGTACTATATTTACCATATTATTAGTAGTGGATAGCTTGCTAGTAATATGTATAATCCTATTGTCTGTTACCGTCACAACAGCCCTATCCGGAAGAATATTCGTACTGGCTATATCATACCCTCCCACACCACTCATAGCCGCAAACAGGAAATTATTCAATTTCAATGGTCTGTTGTTTCCACTGAAATCCTGTAGATAAGGATTGGATTTCAATATCTCGTTGGTAGGTACGGATTGTCTTGTAGGAATTTCCTCTACCACAATATTACAGTCCACATCATTCACATTATCACCCGCCAAATAAAATCCGGAATATCGTGTTGTCGTACCACTATTCTTATATTCCGGTATGTCATATTCTCCATCAGATGTTATCTTGGTAGAATAAATACCACTTTCTATCGAAAATCCCTGTGGAAGTCCTGTCACTCTTATCTTAAAAGAGGAAACAGCACTTGACGGGGAACATGGAGTTTGCCAAAAGTTCTTGTTTACAGTCGTAGGTGTATGTGTGATAGTGCACCTGTTTATAGTGCTGTCATATTTAAGTTTTCCTCCGTCATTTATAAATTGGTTTGCATAAGTAACGCCGGGAATATAGATATCCACAGGTTTAGTCATATCATACCAAAACACCAAATGCTCCCTTACCCATTTATCTATGGACGGTTTTGGGGGCATCACACCCCCGAAAACCCTTCTTATGCCTAGAAGCCCGAAATTAATTATTCCTTTCATAAAGTGCAATTATATCAGAATCAGTTCCTCTTGCGGTAATATATCCGGTAGCGGTAACATTACCTGTAACATCCATACTTCCCTCAATCAGAACATCGCCTTCGATTACAATGTTTCCAGTAATTTTACCCTCCAAGGGAATCCACCTGCATTCCGTGATAATTTCCTTTTTGGGAAATTCCACATGGAATACTTTCGCCAGCCAAATAATAAATCTCTTCATAAGCAATAATTTTATTTGTTCCAAATATAACAATACTATCCGAAAAAAGAAAATGATTCCCATTTATGCACACAGGAATTTTTCAAGTTCGGAAATTCTCTTGTTAAGTCTAACCACTTCTTTCCTTAACTTTGTGACTTCATCATCCACTTCCTGCAACCCCTTCCATACAACAGGAATAAGTCTTTCATAATCTATGGTGTAATAGTCCTTAAATATATCACTGACCCACTGACTGTAACCGCCGGAAAGTAAATCCTGGGCGATAAGACCATAATTCCATTTTTTATGATTGAATATCTCGGAATTTCTCTTGGCAAGATTGTTCCAGTGATATTTCACGCTCCGGAATTTGCGGATAATACCCATAGCGTCATAATCCTGAATATCGGTTTTCAATCTTATATCAGAAGAGGACGCTTTGGCGGTTATTGCTCCGGTTGCAATGATATTGCCTGTTACATGTAGTTTCTGTGATGGGGAACTGTTTCCTATCCCCATCCCTGTACTATTAATTACAGCGCTTAAAGAACCACCCGAATAAAACGCAACTCCTGAACTTCCCTTCAAATCAAGCCATATACCACCTTTTGATGTTATTACACCTACATTATCCAGATTACCATCTATATTAGCAGTACCATCAAAAGAGCGCCCCCAAAGAGTACGTGCTGCGGTTAGTCTATCCGCATACAATACACGACTTGAAGTAGGTCTACTAACATTAGTGTTATAATTATTAGCCACAGTGCTTGAATAAGAAGTATTAGCAAACTGTCCTGCTGATACACTGCCACCATTATTAGTTACTGTATATTCAAGACTTATATTAGTCCAATCACTAGGTTGCCTTACCTGTACTTCCCAACTATTATTAGCATATCTGACTATTCTAATCAAATCCCAACTACAATAAGGAGGAAGATATAAAGTACTTTGATTTAGTATTGAATTTGCAGTACCACCATAAGCATACATTATCGCTTCAAATGGCATATCCACTACGTGCCCTTGATTGTGATTACCTGTTATAAAGTAAATTGTGCCTTTGACTTTACAGCTTTGATATTGTCCTCCACCTGTATTAACATAGGTTACTATCTTCTTCCAGTTCTTATCTTGACCACCTCCCCATCTATCAAGCCTATATTTAGTTGAAGAAGTCCAGCCCATACTAAATGCTGTCTGGTGATAACCATCCAACAAGTCCGCATTCAAATTGGTATTCAATGTAGTAGAAGAACATTGGTAAGGCTGTGTGCCTGTACCTACAGTAGACCTGAAATATCCGTCAGTCCTAGTGTTACCTGCAACATGTAATTTTTCTCCCGGAGAGTTAGTACCGATACCTGCCAATCCTCCACCAGTACACATAATCAAGTATTTTCCTGAATGATGCTGTAAAAACAAATGGTGGTCATATCTGTTTATCTCCCCATTATATGCAGTATCATAACCGCCTGAACTATTAACACGTCCGATACATATCGTACTTTCTTTAATTCCTCCCACTACATTAAGCACACCTGTTCTAACATTCAACCACATGGCATTGTTTCCCTGTCTGACACCACTGGCAGTATCTATCGTAGGATACCAACCTATTCCATACCATGATGCGAAACGCAAATTTGCATCGGTTGAGGAAGCTGCGTCCGCGCCACCATGAATCCAAACGCCCGAATTTTTAGCCACTCTTGTTGACCAACCTATATTGAATCCTTTGGTATTATTCATAATCAAATCACCTGTCATAGTATCTCCGGTTACATTGACATATCTTCCGTCAAGGTCGGACAGATGTTGCCCGTCAAGTAAATCCGCGTTAAGGTTACTTACAACCGTATTGCTTGCCACAATAAACGGAGCAACGCCACTTGCTATGGTAGATTGTAACTGAACATAGCTTATGACCCTGTTTGAAGCTATGCTGAATAAGTTCTTCAAAGCAGAGCTTGTACAAACACTCTCTACCGAGCCTGATAATACTGTTGTATAAGTCTGGAATAAATGGGCAGCAGCAATATGTCTTATTCTGTCAGGTCCCGGATTACTTACGGTTATGGCATCTGTACCATTGCCTCTATCGTTCCCTTTGAATAATACCAGCTCACTACATTCCGTACCTCCCCAAAGTCTTTCAGCAATGAACGTATGGTTATAACCGCCTGGTCCATCTCCCGTAGTTCCGTAGAAATATATGGTATTGGGAGAAGTGGCGTTTCCTATCTTCAAGTCACCGCTCATGGTGATACTTCCCACACCTGTCATATCACCGCTTACATTAGCCGTGCCGTTGAAAGGTTGTCCCCAAAGGGTACGGGAATTAACAAGAAAAGTAGCTCCATTGGAAATTCCTGCCAATGAAGCAATAAAATTATTGCTTGTTCCCTCAGGTGTTCCTGTAGTACCATTATTTTGCGTAGTTACATACCCATAAGGATATTGCTCAACTATCTTGACTGCAATATATGGGTCATAGCCACTTTTATTACATTTCATCCATATTCTCCATGTTATACCATCATCCGATGTACAGCGTAATTCTGGAAGAGTACTACGTCCGAAATTTGTAACATAAAAAAGAGTACTTGCTGTATTATCAGTGTTTCTTCGTATTCTAAGCACTGCACGTCCGCTAGATTCAGCACCCGTTTCTGTCCTGCACAAATCAAATACTACATAAGCACGTAACTGATTCTGTCCGCTAGGAATAACAAACCTCAAAAATTCTATATAGTCATATTGATTATACTGTGAAACAAAAGTATCATACGCACGGTTCTGATAGTATGCTCCATGTTGACCGTCTAACAGGTCAGCGTTCAAATTACTTACTTGTGTAGTGCTATAAACAATTAAAGGTGCTGTACCTTGGGAAGCAGATGACCTGAAAACTGGTGCTGTGGTATAATCTGGAGTAACTTGCAAGCATAACTTATTAGATTCATTTGCAATACCGAAGCCACTTGAATTTGTTCCTGCTCCTCTAAGATTACCTATATACCAATATGTGTCATACCAGTTGAACCTTAATCCGTTTCTTATTGCAAGGTTGGTATCGCTATATAGAGTACCATTATTTGTATAGATATTGGTGATATCACAGTTTTCCAACCCCTTGAATATAATGGAGCCAGTGGTAGAAGCGGATGTAAGAGTTCCAGTCATGGTATCACCAGCCTTTTTCACCCATCTGTTATCAAGTACCGAAGTCGGTATATGACTTGCGTCTATGACTTTACTTGAATCAGCCTTAGTAAGTTCAGTCCACATCTGGTTTACGTTGAATGAATCAATGGTCCCGTTTACCCATTTTTGTGAAATGGCATCATATTTCAGCGCCTGACCGTTTGTAGGATTGGTTATCTCCACATCGGTAAGGTCGGCAAGAGTTCCTGTCTGAACGCCGGACATAGAAACACCCTTGGCAGACAACCAATCAGTAGAATAGAATCCAACTGGTGTCGTACCGTCCTTTTTAATCACATAAACCGCATTATTCGTTGAATCCCATTTCAGATAAGCATCTCCAATCTGCAATGTTTCGGAAGCGGAAAGAAGTTTCGCCGTTACATTCTGGGAGAAAGTACCATTTACGGAATATATGTTGTTCCATCTGTTTGCAGTACCTCCCAGTTCGGAATTTGCATCCGCACTTGGAAGAACGCTTGCGGTTTTTGTAACCGCCGAGAAAGTCTTAGCCCCACTTATAGTCTGAGCCGTAGCTATGGTTACATATTTTCCATCAGCTTCGGTTTTAGAATAAGCATCGGTAATACCGTATCCTGCCAATGTGGTAGGTTTGCCTGTTGTTATCTTAGACCAGTCAAGACTAGGTATATCTGTAGCGGAAAGACTGGTTCCCGAAGTAACTCTTCCGTAAACGTCAACCATAACCTTGGTATATGTACCTGCAACAACTCCCGAAGTACCCAGTGACAGGGTTACATCAGAAGTAAGTGAGCCACCGCCGGAAAGACCTGTTCCGGCAATTACTTTTCGTGCCGACGTTACATATCTCCCATCGGCAGCAGTCTGTGTAAGATATCCGTTAAGTGACAGAAATGCGGAAAGCTGGCTTTCATTAAGACCAGCATCAGCCGCTTTCCAATGAGTACCGTCAAATACCAGTGCTTTTCCGGCAACAGCACCATCAACACCATCACCCGTATCATTAGCCAGTACGTCAACCAATTGGTACAGCGCAGAAGCCCCACCAGTACCACCGCTTCCCTTGGAAACACCCTTGGCGGAAACATAGTCAACGCCCCAAAAACCGAAATTAGCCCTTATGGCAGCTACGGTTTTTGTATCATCGGACGGGTCTATCTCGTTACCATCCGAATCAAGTGCGGAGAAAAGTTTGTTGAATGCAGACTTATCCATTTTACTCTGCAAAATAACCGCAAGGTTATCACTCTCCTTCATGCCCTGTAGGAAAACCTCAAGTTCAGACCATTTGTTTATGATATCATCCGCATCGCTGCCTGTCAAAAAATCATTAAATTTCGTATTCAGTGCGTCAAATTCCGATTTGGAAGCGAACATATTCCCCTTGGTAAAAGTAAGGGAGCGTCCATCAGAACCTTTGGTTACATCGGTAACTGCATTACCCGAACCTGTTACTGTTACATTGGTAAGTCCTGAACTTGCAAGTTTCCAAATCTCATTTATGGTAAAAGCATTGAAAGTAGCCGTATTGTCGTTGTTATCGAATGTTCCTCCCAGTGATTCAAACCCATAGACAAGACTGATAAGACCACCTCCGCCACCACTTCCGCCGGAAGATTTTCCCTTTGCGGAAATCCAGTCCACAGACCATAGCGCATAATTGGCACGTATGTTTGTTATAGTGCCCAGTTTTGATTCATCATTCAAGTCCACTTCATTTCCATCTGCATCCAAAGCGGAGAAAAGACGGTTTATTCCCTCTGCGGTTTTTGGTTTGTCAGCATACCATTTATCGCCGTTGAATGTAAGTACACTGCCTTTTGTAGCACCAGCCACACCTGTGATATCGGAATTTTTCTCCACATCAAGCAACTGGTACAGAGCTACCGCACCACCTCCACCGCCTCCTGCACCTCCATCAGAGATACCTTTTGCGGACAGGAATCCTACAGACCACAGGGAGTAGTTAGCTCTTATGGCATAAATCTCCGAGTTTTCATCATCCGGATTCACTTCGTTACCATCTTTATCAAGGGCTGTAAAAAGTTTACTGGAAAGACCTCCCTTGTTGGGCATACCTCTCCAGAAATTACCGTCAAATGTAAGTACGTAATCTTTTTCCGCACCAAGAACCGCATCCTTTGTATCATTGGGGCTTACGTCTATCAACTGGTACATGGCAGCAGCACCTCCGCTTCCAGCACCACCTCCACCCGGTGACATTCCGTAAGCGGACAACCATCGGGTAGTATATGCAGCACCCTCTATGACAAGTGCGTCATTACTTTCATCCCAGTACAGTCTTCTTCCTGCTATCCGTATTCCCTTGCGGAAATCCTTTTCCCCATAAACTTCTTGGTCGCCTTTTATTGTCACATAGTTGTCCTCCAGATATTTCTGTAGCAAATCATCAAGAGTTACGGTAACGTCACCTCCGCCTGAACCTCCCTCACCGCCGGAAGAGAAACCCCACTGTCGCAGAAGTTTCTCGGTATATACGGCTATGTTGGTTGACAGCATATCTGTAACTTCATCAATGACCGCATCATTAGACCTGCTTGAATCAGTATCGGAAGCACGCTTTAAAAAGGTGTTCTTGAAGTCCTCTGCAAGTTCCTTCTGATAATCCTCGTATAACAATGTAACAGTTTCCATTATTTGTTTATCTCTAAGCGTTCTTGTTTAAGTTCTTCCAGTTTCAATTTGGTTTCCTGTATTTTCTGTATGGTATCCGGGAAGAACATCTGCGGACCCATCATCGTATTGGTCTTTGCCTGTAAAAGTTGGTCTAGGAGATTATCAAACAGATTCATAACCTTGAGCATTAAGTCAAAATCAGAAGATTTCGCACCCTTGACAGGATAGAATCCTATAATAAGCGGACGGGAAAAAGAATCCCTCTCATAAGAAACAAGGGCGATGAAGTTGTCTTTGTTCTCCATCAGCCATTTCTGCGTAGGTACGGAAGTGGACGTACCCACATTAATCATGGGTGCGTACATTTCCTCACCTGTACGGGCTTTTACCTGTATTCTGTCCCCGTCACTTTTTCCTGTAAGTTTGTAAAATTCAATCATCGTATAAATTCTAATTCGGTACTGGTTCCACTGGAATCCCACACATGGCGCAAGGCTCTTAAGAAATAACGGTCGGTATGGTTTGTTGTATCATACCTCAGTATTCCACGTATCGGATAAGACCTTTGGGAGCGTATATCCAAATCCTGATTGACTGTCGCCTCCACAGTTATTCCGAAGAAAGCACGGTCAAAAACAGCAGTTTCCGCATCCACGATTTTGGTCTGCTTGTAATAGTAACGTGCGTATTCGGGGGATTCCTGTTCAATAGGAACACCACTGCTCCACTTCATATCGGTAACGCCTGAATTTCGTATCTTTTCAGCCAGTTCGGGGTCGGTCCTGTTTATGTATTCAACTTTGGCTTCATCAAGTTCATACATGTAGATAACCTTCCTGCCGTTTTCCTCACCGATTTCACTTACCTGCATTTTAACGTCACCAGTTTCCAAATCCACATCATAGGATGAACGAACCACCGCATTGGCTTGGTCTATATCCTCAGTAACGGAAACACCTCTCATTATACGTGGACGGTTCCATCTTGTATCGGAAAATCTCTGCGTTTCGGAAGCGTTTATGCTTTCAATTTTCAGTTTGTCGCCCTGTAAAGGGTAAACAAATGAAATCTCGTCATTGATTGTGTTTGCAGCCCTGTTTATATCCACGAAATAGAAATACTCCGTACCGTCACGAACCTCCGTCCATATTGTGCATCCATAGGACTTTGCCAAAGATAGCAAGAATTTCCAATCGGAGAGGTTTTTTTGGTATCTAATATGCGTAGAGGTGAATGTTTCCCCTGCTTTTGAAGAGGGCAGCGATATTTCTCCTACTACCATACCGCATTCTTCCACGATTCCGCGTATAAGATGTTCCAGTGTTATGGTTGTTCTTCCCTTGGCAAAAGGACGTTTGCTATTCGGGTCCGGATAAGTGAAGTTATTAAAGGTATCCTTTCCCATCTGATTAAAGGAATACCCCATACATTCCACACGGAAACGTATCTTACCGTTATCCGGGCAATCAAGGTAAATACGTGTAACGGTTCCGGAGAAAACTTTCCGAATCCCTTTACCGTCACCGTCATAGTAACCTCCGAAAAGAACCACCCACATTCCTAGAAACATCCGGTAAATAAGAACATCTGCGTGTTTGTCAACCGTGAATGTAAGTTTGTTTATCAAATCCGCAGTTTCCTCATACACCACGGGATATGCGACACATTCCTCTATGTCCATATATGATGCGAACTTATCGGCATTATATCTCAATCCCTTGGAAGAGAATTTGTCATTACCCTGCGGTCGGCTATCCCGTGGGTAAAGCCGGATTTTAAACTGAGGTTGTATCGGTTGGAACATTGCTGTACTTTGTAGTTAGAACATCACTATCTCTTATTATCACTCTGGGAAGCCGGATAATATCACCCGTTTTCCAATCATCGGGCATACGTGGCGGATTATTGTCCGCGATATACGTCCACATGTATTCAAGACCGTCACCGAAAATCCTTGCGGCTATGGTATATAGGTTTTCATGAGCCTTTATTACATAGTCGTACCATTCGTATGTTATGCTTTTGTCCTTTACAGGATAATGCAAAACCTTGCCCCCCAAAAACTGGGAAACAAGGTTTTTAGTATTATAAAAATTAGGGCTTATCATTTTTCGGGTATCATTATATGGGTTAAACTCTGGTATTCAAACACTCCGATTTCTATATCCACTGTCGCCCTTATGGGCGTAAGGTCCGAATCAAACAATGTATAGTTTACAGGAGCACTTTTTAAAACTCCCTCCAGATAAATCGGACCCAGTGCGAATACAAGTGTCGCCGGTGGTCTGAACTGATTCATAGAAACAACTCCTCCTTGTGCGAATTTGGGCGTTTCCTCATTATCCACTGGTGCAGGGTAAAGAAAGGACTGTAACAGTTCCACTTTGTCAAGCACCCCTCTTTCATGCGCACGGGTACGGGAATACGCTCCCGAACTTGTCCACTGGAAAGCATTCTTGTTGGTACTCGTCTTGTCAATCTGGTCGGCAAGCACATCCGGACGGAAAGAAGCTATGTGACTTTGCGGAGTATCATCCAAGAATAATTGGAAACTGATTATCCGTTCACCCCCGTTACTCCAGTTATAATCATTATACGGTAATCCGGCATAAGGACGAACCTCGTATGCGGTAGCCTTGTTGTCGGATATGGTCTGTGGGTTGAACTGGAAGAAATAACCTTTTTCCCAAAGACTTTTTTTCAAATCCTCGGAACTGATTATTATTCCACGTGTAAGCGTGTAACCTCTGTGATTTCTTCCGGCATCACCCGAAAAAGCGTTTGACGTTCCACTACGGAAAAGCGAGTAGAACGGTCTGAACATCGTAGATGAAATTATTTCCGGCATTATACACCTCCTCTTATTCTGTTATCACGTTGAATGTCACCAAGAATACGCCTTACTTCCTGTGCAAGTCGTCTTTCATCAATATTCTCCCCTTTCTGGACAATAATTTGCACAGCACCATTTCCCAGCACCACACTTTGATTCTCGGTGGTATTCTGAGATACGGAGGGAGTTCCCGAAATAATCGGATTGGCAGTTGGTACGGAATCTGTAGGATTTGCGTTATTTCCACCCCAAGTGTAATCACCAAAACCGTGTTCACTGGCTAAATCACGGGCGGCTCCGGCAATATTCCTGTTAGTATCACGTAGCAAGTTACCCACATTTCTGCTGCTGAGAAAATCTACAGTACCGATAAAAGGGTTAAGTGTTCCTGCCGCAAATTTTATCATGGGCATGATGAACTTCTTTATCTTGTCAATCGGACCCACGATATTTTCCCTCAACCATCTTACGACAGTATTATCCTTGAATGCGTTCCACATTCCCTTTATATCCGGAACAAGACTTTTAACCGCCTCGGAAATTGGATTTATTACGTAATTCACAAAACCGTCCTTCAATCCTTGCCAGCCGATTCTCACTTGTGTGAACAACCATACAAAGGAGTTCCATACAATCTGTATTGATTCCTTTATACTGGAGAAAATGCGGTCTATGAAGTTTCTGAACTTCTCGCATTTTACGTACAAAACGGTAAATGCAGATACAGCCAACAATATCCAGCCTACAGGATTGGTAGCATTTAAAGCGGTCCATACGGCTGTTATTATGGATGGGAGATTTCTCAGTATTGAAACAACAAAGAGAAGAGAACGTCCTATTCCACTGGCAAATTTTCCCGTAGCGGTAATTTTCATTATGCTGAACAACGTATCAAGTGCAGCCTTGAATCCTGTCTGCGTAAGAATACGGGAGATAAGTTTCAGTCTGCTCCAGAATGTTGTAAGGTATTTGCCCAGTGTCAATGTGACACCACGTTTTCCACCAAATAACGGAATCGCCATCAGTGCAGCACTAAAAGCCTTTGCGGAAGCGATTGCCGCACTACTTATGACAAATACGCTCTTCAAAGCCTGATATGCGATAAGCAGCTTAAGGACTGTCTTTATTTCATCCTTGTATGTCTTGAAGAATGAAACGACACGCAATTTCCAGAACTCCAGAACAACCACAAGCGTCCTCATTCTTTCAACAAAGGTTTCACTCGTACCGAAAATAAAATTTACCGCCTGTTTAGCCTGTCTGCCCAACCACACCATTATGTGACCGATTTGGCGGACGACCCAACCGAGAACTATGCCCACACCTTTTCCGTATTGTACGATACTTTGGTAATTTCGTGCGAAAGCATCAGCCACGGATTTAAGTGCACCCACTGTCTGACCGTAAAGGCTGTTAGGGTCATTCGGTTTTCCCACAATACCAGTAAGGAAGCCTTTCATATTGGCATTCAACCTTTTCATTTGGTCTTGTATTGTGAGAAAGTCGTTTTTGATTAACTCCTGTAATCCTTTATGTTGTTTCACGAAATTAAGTACCGCTTGTTGCCGTTGTATGGTATTGGCACGGTATTTTTCAAAATACCTTGTTGACCTTTGTGTCATTAGCCCCATATCGACTAGAGCCTGCATGTTTCCTTGTATTCCCTGTGATATGGCATTTGCGAACTGTGCATAGGATTTTCCCGTAGCATGTGCCGCCTTGTTTATGAACTCGAAGTTCTCACCTACTTTCACGCCCACAGCCATAAGGGAGTTCATTCCACGTAACTGGTCGTCCACAGAGAAAAAGGATTGTCCTTTTATAAGTCTGTTCTGAGCAGCCTCCATAGCTTTCATGGTGGAGAGGATGCCACCGAAGCGGAGAGAATTTTCCCGTAATGTGTCAACGTACTTTTCAGCATTGGTCCTTAAAGCATAAAAGGCCGATGCCAGCGTAAGCGTAGCACCAGTCAGCCTTACCAATTTATTTACTGTACTTTGGGCTATGGTAATTCCGAAGTCATAAGTGAATTGGGAATTGTTGCCCGATGTTGCTCTAGGTATTGCCATAACTATTTTTCTTCATTTTGTTTTTGTTCCTTTCTGATAAGTTCCATTTCCATACGGAATATTTTGTCCCTTTCCTCAGAATCCATACACATTATACGGGAATAGTCCTGACCCAGACGTTTCATAAGAATATATGCCTTTGACGTTAAATCATACTGATTATCCTGTTCCTCCGCAGTTTCTCTAGGTAAAAAAAGAGCACCCTTTTGAATAGCCCATTGGGTAAACTGTGGGTACTCTTTATGCCAAAAGTGATAATCAGACGGAGAAAACGTCATTCCGAGAAAAAATTGCTCACATCCATCACCATAGGAATCTCACGGGCTTCCGAGCAACCGCAAGGCTCATAGTAGGCAAATGGCAGAGTAGGAAGATATTCCATCAATTCATTCCGGATAGCTCTCAAGTCAATCCCATCCAGATACTCATTAAATATCTTGAGTCCGTAATAGGTATGAAATTCAGAGGGGAGCACGTCAGTTACCTTTCCCTTTTTGTCCACACATTCGATTCTTTCAAGACAACTCATTGCAATACGTCGCCAGAAACCTATGCTATCAGTAAAATATTTCTCGTGGTTTATGGCATCTTCAAGCAATGGAGGTCTGAACACGAAACGATTATATGTACGCTCAGTTATGCCTGCATACTCTTCCTTTGTTGTAATCTTCGATAGAACGGGAGGACGGAAACCTCGTTTCAAGTTGACTGGAATCTCTTCGTAGTTGGTCATGGTTTCCATTCTTTCCTTCACTTCCGGCAGATAATCAATTTTGTCCAAATCAATATCCGCAAGCAGACGTTTACCGCAATACTTGCAGATTATTTCCTGTTTGGGAAAGAAAGATACCCACACCCTTCTGTGAATCTCTACCATAAGAGTATTGATTTCGGACATGGGTAACTTTCTAACGGCATTCGGAATAGTAACAGAGCCTTCTTCAAGATATTTCTTGCGTACTTCGGCTCCAATCTGAATATTCCCTATACTTTTAACGGCTGCGGAAACGACATTTCCCTGCCAAGTATAGGGTTTTTCAGATAATCTTTTTAAAAATATCTTCTCAGCAACACCATTAGTCGATAACAGTTCTACGTTTGTATGAATCTCACCGTTGATTCTCAATCCTACGGGTAGTTCAAAGAATAAATTTTCCATATTACGATTAGTGTTTTTAAGTTAGTTACTATTTATGCACCTACAGGAATGATATCCCAACCGTCACAGGTAGCCCCGTAAGAAACTGTGAATTTCTCTTCGCTTGCGATATCGAACGTAGGATAATTTGCGGACAGGAATCTGAATCCCTCGAATACGATAGTGAACACTTCCTTTCCGTTGTGCATCTTGACAGCCTGAACGGGCAACTTAAGTCCGTTCTCAATCATCTGGTTTACCAATACTTCCAGTGCACGGTCTGTAGCGTTACCTTGATATGAACGGGTAAGTGTCATTTCCCCGTAGTCAGTCAACTGCGTGGAGAACTTGTATTTACGGTTTGTTCCTGCATCTACGGTTTCTACCGTACCCGACTGTTTTTGCATACCTTCCAAGGTTTCAAAGATGGCATCACTCATAATGCCGGGAACGGGAATGTTCAAGTACCACCCGTTGGCTACATATATGTCTTGTGGTTTCTGCGGTTTCATATTATTCCTCCGTTTCCGTTGTTGTTAATACACTGTCATTTCTTAACAATGAGATATGGACGCTTTCCGTACATTCGGTAGGTATCCACAAAATATCAATGTTAAGCAATTTTCTATCCTGTGTGCTAGGATTGTTGCTCTTGTCACAGATACCTTGGTATGCAGTGTCAAAGTCAACGCTTCTTTCCAAAGCACCGTTATCATATTCAGTCTTGAAGAAGTTTCTGGCTTCCACAAGAGCTTCACGTTTAAGTTCGGGAGTATTCGGTTTCTGTTCCAAGAAACGCATCTTGGAATTAAGAGAGCGCACATAGTAGGAAGTCTGCAATCTGACATGAATACTCTTGTACAGGTCATTCGTAGAATAAGTACGTGAACTTCCAATATAATATCCCGTATTCTCAACGTACTGGATAATGTTACATGAGAATTGTTGAACCAGCTTGTTTATCACTGTCTGTGACAATCTCTGTGGAATCATTTCCATAACATTGTTGAACAGGGAATCAATACCTGCCGGTGGAATATGGATAAAGTCACCCTGCAAATAAGGAGTACGGATAAATCCTGCACCCAGAACAGGACCCATTACAGGAATCATAACAGGATTTCCACTATCATCCGGAACTGTACACCATCCCATGTAACTGCACAGGTAACTGATTCCCGAAGTCTGGAACTCCATAGCGTACAATTCAGCAGTACCTTCATCAGCATTCAACGGAAGATTACAGATACCTATAGCGTTTTTCTGGTCTTTGCAATAAGTATGCAGAACTTTAGCCATAGAAAGTGAATGATATTCGGTTACTCCGATAATCTGAACGTCAAATCCGTCAAATGCAGCAAGACCTGTAGGACTGTCAGTAGTACCTCCAGGCTTATAGTCGTTCTCTGAAATCTCACCGTCAACACCGCTAGCAAGTGTAGCTACGAATGTCTTGTCCTCACGCACTTTTACAGAAGCTCCTTCCACAGCAGTAATGGCACGGCTGGTAAGTGTGAGTTTGGTTGCGGAGGATATCGCCGCAATGGTTCCTACGAGTTTTCCATTGGAATCATACAGAACATTTCCGGCTTTAAGTGAAGTGAATGTAGTTCCTGAACCTGTAACCTCATTGCTTGAGGTATTGGCGGTTACAGTGCCGGTCACATCCTTGAATTTCATCTTCTCAATCTCACCATTGAAAGTAACTGTAACGTATTTACTTACTTTGTTTACCGCATCCTGAATTTCAGCCAATGTTCCATAATTGTACTGTTCGGGAGTATTGGTCTTGTATTGTACGATAAGAGAGAACATATCTCTTACCAGTGACCCGTAGGAATACAGGGTAACAGTGATTCCGTTAGCCCAAGCTCCTGGGTCCGGAGTACCCTTGTAGGCAGCATTTACCACCATAGTTACCGAAGAACTTGAATCCAGATTCACAGTAGCCGTAGCAGCTTTTGCGGTTACAGCCACCATTCTGGCAAGGTAAAGGGTAACAGGTGCGTCCCCTGCTTCATCAAAGATACTCTTAACAATACGAGGTCCATAAAAAGCGTCATTCTGTCCTCCGAAAATCACATTGAAATCTTCCATAGAAGTAATCTTGGTAGCCTTGAAAGCACCACCACGGTTAAACTGTCCGGCAAGACCAATGTTTCTTTTGGAAGCATCTCTAAAAGGGGAAACACCATTGTTTACACCCTCGGTAATTGTTAAACCTACGTTTGCCATTTTTCTTGTTTTTAAAATTAGTTTTCTATTTAAAAATCACTCCTAGGACAACTCCCAAAAGTGTTGCACCAACTCCCACTTTATACAGGTTTCTCTTGTACCGTTTTTTATTATAGGCGATTTGTTTCTGTAAATCATCTGATAATGCGGTGGTTTCCATGTACTTTCTTTCAGTAGTGGATATGATAGAGTCCTGTTTTTCAATAATACTGTTCTGAAAATAAGAGAGGGAATCAGAAATAGCTAAATCCATCTGGAGAATTTTGTTAGTTTTCTCCAAATGGATAGCCTTATTTATTGTATGGTTAATATTAATGAGCTGTTGACGGGTTATCGCCAGTAGTGTGTCGGGTCCGAGATGAATCAATCTCGGATAAGTATTCTGAGAGAAACCTAATATTGTACTCCCAATCACCATTAGCAATAGCAGAATCACTTTTCTCATATTCCTTCAAGATTAGTTCGATTTGTTGTTCCAAGACTTTACGCTGTTCCTTCAAGAGCAACATTTCAGCCTCAAATTTAGCTACATCACCTTTAAGTTCTTGAATAGTGTCATTCAGAACCTTTATTTTCTCCAGATATTCCTCATAGGTTATTTGTGGAGAACTGGGGGTAACGCTACTCTTTGGCACAAATATAATAAATATAAATGCACAAACAGCTAATGCAGCCAAAAATAATATCACAACTTTCTTATTTTTCATCTTTTCCGAAATAGCCGTTTATTGATTCGATAGCTTCTACGAGTGAATCTTCAAACCTCTTGTTAGTACAATAGGATTGAAGTTCTTTGACATCCTCTTTATTGTCTTGAAACAACCATTCAATTAATACACCCATATAGCCGTTCCCCATAAGAACGGTGAAATTTTCCTCGAAATCCTTTTCAAGATTTACAGCCCTGTACATTCTGATTTTAAATTCGGGAAAGTCCTTCTTGAATTGTTCAATAATAAAATCAGCACATACATCAGATTTTGTAACTCCCTTGCTTGTATATACAGCGATTCCGCGTGCGTTCATCCATGCGGAACCATTTCCAGCCGCATTATTATGCAAGGATAACAACAGCTTGGGTTTGTCAGATTTCAGACTGGAAGCGAAATTTTTCCGTTTGGAAAGACCCGGCTCGTTTTCAGAATCGGTAGTCTTATAAACTTCATAACCCATAGCCTCCAATATGACTTTCAACTCCCTTACTCTCTCACGGCTCCATCGGTATTCCCTGTGAACACCATCGGGAGAGCGTTTACCCGGAACATCCTCACCATGTGCAGGGTCCAGAATAATCGTAATATTCTTTTTCATTATCATACGCCAAATACTAATTTTAATATACTGATAACGCTTGAACCGAATAATCCCGACAGCAAGGAAATGATGCCCAAGAAAAGAAACAATGACAGCCTAGGATTCTTAATAAGGAATTTTACTTTGTCAAACAATTCCTTATTACCGTAAACAGGACAATTGTCCATATCTTTTTTGTACTTGGTTATAGCCTCAAGTACACTGTCCAGTTTCTTGTTTGTTTCAGTAAGGCTTCTCTGCAACTCCTGTTGGCGTTCTGCAAGACCCTTTACAGAATCCTGTACCAAATGGGCGAGCAAAAGAAGTTTCCTATCCTGCGGATTATCTTTTTCACACATCACTTCCAAACTGTCGATAATCTTGTTCATTGCTCTACATGGAGATTATTAAGGTCCGTGGGAATTACCATATCTCTAGGCACAATAGTAGTCTTACCCGGAAGAAATACATAAATTTTTCCATTATGTGACAACTCCATGCGGAAATTACCACGATTATGAACTGTTTTATTTTTCTTCTCCTGTACTGATTGAACCTCGTTAGTATCCTTTTTTCCCATAATAGTTGCTTTTTATTTTCAAATATACTACATTATTTCTTCATAGCAAATTCCTAAAAGATAAAAATATCCGGATTGTTTAAAACAAACTCGTTATATTCGGTTTTGATATTTTCTATCTCTTCATCACTAAGCCCTCCCAATCTAAGGTAAGGAACAAAAGAGTACCAGTTAGGAGCCTCACCAATAGAAGCCTCAACACCTCTTGTGTTGTCCGATGGTACGAAACAGCATTGCCATTGTTCCGTCGGGGTTGAATCCGGCATTTCCGAAGAAAGGGATTTTGTAGGTTCTGCAATCTTTTGCTGATTGAAGTTCAATCTCCATTTTCCGGTGCTTCCGTTTGTACGCAGCAGCACTAGCGTGGGCTGTTTTTGCCCACTGTAATCTGTCAAAAAAGTCTGGATAGACATCTTTCCAATAATTTATTAAGTTAGACATATTAATGTTCTTGAAGCTACTGTTCATTCCTGCCCAAGAACGTTCACATTCAAAGTAATCGGAAGAGCGTCTTAATGTAAAGAGCCGGCTTTCGATTTCTTTCCTGTTCCGTTTCCGAAGTTTCCTATGAGTAGTACCTATTCGGACACCTAAAAAGTCCACCATATTCTTATCAGAAACTTTATGAATACTCCAGTTAGGTTTAACAGTCTGACCACCCTCCGTAACTTTTTGTATGTAATAGGTGATAGCACTCCTAACGGTCTGTTTATTATCGCTAATGAATATCGTATCATCACAAAACCTCAAATAGTCACATTTGAACTTTCGTACAATCTGATAATCAATATCCAGCAAATTGATATGACCCAAAATATTAGACGAGATATTTCCTAGCACAACATACCCCAATGACAGAAATTCCTTACTTAATGATATAACCCATTTATCTTTGATGTATTTGCACAGGACCTTAATTATTGTATCCGGATTACAAGTAGGATAATATTGCATTATATCAGCAGAGCCGACAAATATATCCTTTTCCTGTTTGCGGATTCTATTTATAGCACGCAGTCTACACTTATGTTGCCCCAGTCCTCTAATAGAACCGTAAACATGCCCTCGCTGTAGTTTGGGCATGAATACAAATTCCAATATATCGGCTAGGAGTTGGTCTACTATCCTATCTCTAGGAGAAGCGGAGTGGATAACTCTGATTTTACCACTGTCCAATTTCTTGAACACATAATAACCTCCGTGTTTGTAAGTACCATATTTCAAGTCATTATACAAATCTTGGAGATTCTTGGAAATACTGTTATCAAATTCCTTCCATTCCTCACGAAGATACTTATTCCAGTGGGAAGATTTTTTGTGCATATCCTCAACAATAGCAACCAGTCTTTCCATAGAGAAGAACTTCTTTTTCAATAGACCAACCTTTTTCATAATTTCTACGTAGTTACCACCCCAAGGGTCTTTCGGACTTACTCCAACATTCAAAGTTGATGCCTACTAAACGGTTAAAAGCGGCGAAAAGTTTCATTTGGCACTTGCCAAGATGAACAGCCATTCTAATTTTTATTCTAAAACAAATGTTTATCTTAATTTTCATATTCTATGTGTCCGAACCCGATTGTTCACGTTCCGATTAGAAACCGCATTGTTCAAGTTCAGAGCGAACAAGCCGCAAGCCGCGGCGTTGTTCGCATTAGCACCCACAATCGGGAAGGCCATTCACCTCGTGTTCGCTCATATCTTGCGTATTATATATTGTTATTACTCCAAACTTTATCAATTGTTCTCAAGGAGAACCTATTTTTTCAACGTAGCCCGAACCCGAGAAGTCACGCGCCGATGAGAAACCGCAGAGTTCAAGGTCAGAGCGAACAAGCCGCAAGCCGCGGCGTAGCCCGCAGTAGCACCCACAAGCGGGATACTGTTGTCGCCATGAGTGTTGCACCCCCATTGCCCATCGCAGAAACAAGTAGTGCTACTTCCATTGTTGATTAATGGAACAGGGAACATGCCGTTGATTTTCTTAATATAACTACCTTCTGTAAGATTTCGAGCGACTTCTACTCTATCCTCAAATTTAGTATAGTCGTTACTGTCCACCGTAGTTTTTACAGAAGCGATTTCTGGGTCACGGGTAAAATAGAGATAGCGTTTTCCATCAATTACCTTGGTAATACCACCGAAACAGCGTATCCAAGCATCACCGTGCAGCAAATTCTCGCACCACCACAGCTTATAAGGTTTAAACTCGAAGTTCTCCGTAGCCACTTCACCAGCAACAGTATTACTGTATCTTGTAGCGGTAACAGTCCATTGCCCTGTAGCCTGTTGTTTGGAATCCAAAAGACCGTTCTTGAATCTACCATAGGTATCCTGTCCTGTTGTCATACCCGGAAGATTAGCCTGTATATCTCTTGTCTGATACTTAGCGACAGCCAACCATGCAAGACATACATTCTGCCACCAAGTATATCCCAGCATATCAGCAGAAGTAGCAGCCAGTACGTTACAGAAATCCTGTACGGATTGGTTGTTTATGACCTGATAATTGCTGCAAGTCTTTATCTTACCGTCTACAACATACTGGTTGTATCTAGGCATGATAATACTTTCATAAGGAATAAATCTATGATAACCGCATGGAGCCTCCTTATCCAAATTGAAAAACACTCTTGATTTTTTATTGATGGCATCATAGAAATAAGAGATATTAAAATTAATCATTTCCGCGCCTTGGAAATAATCAGCATCTTCCAAATGGCTTTCAGAACCATCAGCACGTAGCGTTACATCATCCTGTAAGTAAGCAAAATCAGTACCGTCCAGTTTTTTCTCGCAAGGTTTATTGGCAGCTTCCCACTTGGACATAAAATAATCATAGTAGGGCTGGTTTATGATTGTGACAGCCGGGTCAGCCTGTGAAGTAGTTTCTTCATCCCCATATTCAATAGCGAAATAACCTACATCGGCAAGGGCTACTTTGGAAAGTTCATCAAGTTTGCCGGATAATGCGGATTCGGCAGCTTTTGAGCGAGTAACTTCATCATTGATGCTTTTGGTAATCGCCGTATCATCATAGTTTTCCAGTCCCGCAAGTTTTTCCTTCTCTTCGGTTGTGTAGTTGTTATCGGTATGCACGTAATTTTCGTCCTGTACGAAATTTCCGTCATTATTAAGCTGGGAAAGTTTGGTAGGTATCTTTGCGATGATTTTTGATTCCAGTGCAGCAAGCATGGAAGCAAGGTTTTCCGTATCAGTAATACCCTCCAAAAATGACTTGACCTCATTGAACGAATCAATAACCTCATTGGGATTCTCGTTCACCAATGTATTAATAGTTGACTGCAAGGATGCCAGACTTTGCTGTATCGCCGTATCATTATAATTGGAAAGACCTTCCAACTTATTTTTAAGTACAGTGGTGAAATCTTCTGTGGAGAGTTGTTTTCCCTCAACTTTATCCACTTTGGAGTTAATATCTTGAGTAATCTCTGTTCCTGTGGGAAGTCCTGCAAGTTTTTCTTTTTCAGCAGTGGTATAGTCATTTGTGGACAAACCTTTTCCTGATTCCTTGGATTGGTAATTCTGGGAAATGAATAACTTTATCTTAACCTCAAAATCAGATATGGCTGTAGTGATTGACTGGTTTATAGAGGAAGTCATTTCCGAAAACATACCTTCAAGGGTATCCGTTTCGGCAATTCCACTAAGGAAATCCACGATTTCATGGAAGCGGTTAATAACATTGTCCGCATCAGCAGTGTCAGAAATGAAGTTCGTGAAGTCCTGAGAAAGTTTTGATATGGAGCCGGACAATGTGCTTTCAACTCCAGTGGCACGTGCCACTTCATCAGTAATCATCTTGACAACATCCTGAGTTGCAAGAGTTGTCAGAAATGCCTTTTCCTCAGCAGTAAAGTTTTCATCAGAGAGCGACTTACCAGCCTCTTGTTCCACTTTTGCATTAATGGCGGCTACTATCTGGTTAAATTCGTCCGCAGTGAACTTGTCACCTGTCTTTTTTCGTAATTCTAAATACATGGTTATTCTAAATTTAAGGGCAGGGTGTATGGGAAACCCTCACCCGGATTAATTATAATTTCTTCCTCAAACATTTTACTCCGCAGAATAATAGCCTGTACAAGTTCCACTTCTTGGGGTTTGACTGCATAAATCCACGGTTTCAATGTAAATTCATAATTCATCTCATACACTCCGTCAGTACGTGGAATATCTGTGGGTCTGACCGTATAGAGAACCACATCACCCACTTCATCACCGTCCACCACTTTCTTATTGAACAGGAATCCTGTCTGACTTACAAATGTAGAGTTGAAATAATCCTGCATTGCAAGAAATTCATTATAACTCTTTGACACAATACTAACATCATAACGAAATTCCATGTGTATTGGTCTGCGGTAGAGGTATCCGGTCAATTCAGAGAATCCCTTACCGCCAAAATAAGTTTTCATATCCACAAACCAATCTCTGCTAGGCACAGGCGTGTAGTCCAGAATAGCAATACATGGATAAATCTGGTTCTCCTGTTCCTCCACATAGTCAAAGCTGGACTTCCTAGCATACCTAGATAACAAGGTAATACTTTTATCGCCCACCATAATTTTCAGATTATGGAATTGCCGGAAAAATTCGCTGTGGGTCTGTCGGATAGATGTAAGCATAATTATTTTTTATAACCTATGTTGAACTTCTTGATTAAAAACTTAATCGCTGTGTCATAAACAAAAACAGCCGCAAAATAACTTGCAGCCAAAGTCTGTACTGGTATATCAGTGTACATTCTGAATATCAAAAACATAACAGCACCGTTTCCAAAAGTAATCACTCTTTTCAGCCATGTGGGAACTTTGGCAGCACCATTAAGATAGTCCACCAGCTTAATCAGAAAGTACGTACCTATGATAACGGAAAATATGTACTCCAGATTGAACACCTTGAATATTCCTTCAAAAAGTAAATCCATTATAGTTTCTTTTTATATTTACCACCATGTTTTACTACAAATCGGGCTATGGCATTTTCCGCACGGGAAAAAATATCATTCTTCTTGGCTTTCCTGTCATTCTCTAAGACTTGTTTCCTTTCAGCAGCAGACAACCCCTCGGATTTGGGTTTCTTATTTTTATTTCTGCCGGATTCCCCGTAGTCAGCAAAGCGGTTATATCCGCGTTTCGCTTCCATTTCGAGTATCTTGGCACGTTCCTCCTTGGATATGAATTTATCGGTAACAATGGGTCCGGTGGTTTTACCCAATTTGTCATTAAGAACCTGTACAAATTCATCACCCGGTTTATTGGAGGATGATTTCTTGGGAGAATGCACACCTTTCTTGCCTACACGCCGGGTATAACCCTTGACGGTAATCCACTCTCCTTTTTTATTTTTCCTCCGATGTTCCTTTATTGATATTTCCGCCGCCATGCTTGTTATTAAATTTACCAGTTTTAAAAAAAGATAGCATCTTGTCTTTGGCATCATCCTCAAAGTCACGAAAGGTATTCCGGAAAACAGGTCTTGGTGGGATGTGTCTATCCTTAGTACCGTATTCCTGCACTATGGCAAGTTGCAAATTGGTTAACTTACTGTCTTCACGTGGAGTATTCTCCACAGAAACAATAGTTCCTTCACGATAGATTGAATCTACTAGTTCATGGGAGTTAATCCACGGAACATCGCTTCCTTTCCTCTCGATAGTAGACTGTGCAAGCTCAAAACCATAATAATTGGTTTCGATATTCTCTACGACCTGTTCCTTGAACTGTTCGGCAATCTCTTCACCTACACGCTGCATATCAGAACGAAAGTCCTCTACTTTAGGTTTCTTAAAACCCGGTGGAGGACGAAACATAGATTTCGGTAATCTTGGAAGTTTAGCCATAATCAATATTCGTTATCTTGATAATACTCATAAATATCACGATACCAACTCTTGGTTTTTCCACGTGGTCCACCCACCTGACTAAGAGCTTCCTGTATCTCGTTACGTTCACGATAAGCCGGTGGCGGAGTAGATTCCTCACGGGCTATCTTTTGGATATCCGGATAGCGTGGAACTTTAGGCCAAGGATGGTTCAAGTCCTTATTTGTTTCTGCCATCTTTCATTTTCCATTTAGCCGGAAGCATATCGGTAGCACCTAATGCTCTGGCACGTTTCATAATATGATGTTTCACCAATTCCGGACTTTTAGCCCTGCCATAAGAAGAAATAGCGTTAGCCAAATCCCTTTTACTCGCAATAGGATAGGAACCATCCGGAAGAGCATCCCCTTTTGAAGCCAGTTTATCACGTTGTTTTGTACTGAACTCCTTTGCACCACGAAAAGCGGACACCTTATCCTTACGGGAGTGCCGCCTGACAACAGAAACCTTGTTCCGTCCTTTTCTCTTATGAGTTTTTACCTGTACCATTTTATCCTCCTTTCAAATCGTCCTTAACGAATATCTGCAAACCGATGCAGCTACCGTAAAGTTCTTCCAAATAAATAATCTTATCAATGACTTGAACACGACCTTCAAAGTGAATCTTGGTTTTATTCCAATCGAGATGATAATAGCCCAATTTGGGTACAAGTTGTTTAGGTGAAAGATAAACAACTCCGTTAACTTCTTTGGGCAGACCATATTTCTCACGGGTGCGGTTTGGAATCTCCTTTTCATAAAGTGCCTGGAACTCATAAAACGTGGAAGTTCTCGGACTATCTCCTACAAAGGCATCCATAGAAAATTCTTCGGTAGGTTCTATTTTTTGAATAGTAACCACTTCAAGCCGTATGCTATAAGGAGTGTTAAGCAACTTCTTATAAAACATACTCTGATACTGAAAGAATCTAGTTCTGCTTATTAGCATTTTAAACTGACAAATTTTTAAACTTTTGACTGAACAAGATAAAACTACATCTTACTCTTTACCTTCTTAAAGATAGGGTCTTCCGGACGTATTCTTTTTCCTCTGCTCGTATATACCTTATCGTGCATGAAATTATAAACATAATTTTTACCATCCACAGTAACTTTACGAGCATATCTTGTCATTTCGTCTTTACCAGCCTTAGTATTGTAATACTCGGTTCTCTTTTTCTCCTGCTCTTCTTTATAAGGGAGCATGCCTAACTTAACTCTTTCTTCATCCGAAAGGTTTAGTTCTCCAAATTTCTTCAATTTGGCTTTAAGTTTCATAAGTTCATCTCCGGAATCAGCCATACTTGGAGAATCTTTTTTACTCTTACCATCCTTGCCTTTCCGTGTGTATGCACGAACGGTAATAGTCTTTCCGTTTTTTAAACGACGCTGATAAGATTTTACGTTATGCTTCATAATTAGGGAGTTTTTGATAATATTCCTCTCGATAATGGGGATAAAGTAAACGGATAGCTATCGAAATATTCTCGGAAATCAAGCTCTCTCTGCAATTGTATGTAACCCGGAATCACATTGTCCTTGCGTAGAGAATAATCTCCGAAAGTTTCTTCAAGCAATCCTCTTAAATAGAGCATGAGTTTGTACCAAAACGAGTATCTGTCACCCCATGTATTATCAGAACCCACACGATTGAAGTCCTCGTAGAAATATCCTTGGGAAGTATCTTCCGTGATAGTGAATACGGAACCTATCTGAACTGTGGTAGAAGTAGGGGATGAATTGCTATCGGAACCTGTATAATCAGAGCCATCAGTAAAAGTTTGCCCGATAGCGTTTGCAGCGTTCTCATACAAACGTCTTTTATCAACCAAATAATAGGAAACCCATATAGCCAGATGTTTTTCACTAGGGCGTTTAAGTTTTCCTATAAGTTCATCGTTTATTTCTTTGTCACAGATATCAAGTACCTTTGCATAGTACCATCTTATCATTTCCACAATCTCCGAATCAGAAAAGAAATATCTTCTGAAAGCGGTAAAGTCCTCTGTAAGTTCCTTATTTACTTTGATTAGTGAATTAGCCGGTTCCTGTCCTCTGAAATATGGAGTGTATGCTACGATTATTCCTTCTTCGATAAGTTTGTCCATTACGTCTTCCATAGTAGGGTACTGCTGGAAAACGATTTCTACGATAATTTCCTTCGATGATTCTTCTGTTTCTCCCTCTGCTACTTTATACAAGGTCAGCTTTCCCTTGATTAATTCTACGTCTGGGTCAGAAATTTCCGGTTCAAAACTAGGGTCAATTTCAATAAAGTTCCCACTTCCCATCTGTTTGATAGCGAAAGCAGGAATAATGAAGCGGTCAAAGGTAAGCTCCCTAACCGCTTTCATTATTTCATTCAAAGTAACTTTAGACTGGGCCATGATTATTAATTAGCGTCTGTAACCTTTGCGACTGTTATTTAAGATAGCAGCCACATCTTCGGGAATCTTATGTTCCTTATCTTTTTTCAACTGATAGTGAGTACCGCCAATCCAAGAATCAATCTCTTCAAGAGCGTAAAATGCGACACTTTTTGAAGCCTTCTTAATCACAGTAACTTCTGCGTTATCTTGTGCGGTATCTACTATTGTTTCCTCTGGATTATTTTTTGCCATGATTGGTAAAATGTTTAATTGTTACTAAATGGGCAAAGCCCCTCTGTTATACAGAGAGAGCTTTGACAATATTCTTTTCTTCAATGATTCCGGTTCCCCAAATACCATACCATCCGAGAGTATGTTTACGTCCCATATCAACTACGCCATCATCACGTAATTCAACATCAAGAGCCACACCCCATGCGTATGCGTTTTCTCCGAAGAACACAGCTTCATAACCTTCTGTAATAGAACCGCCACTACCATACTTGGTCTTGATTTGTTCAGCGTTCAAGTGGGGCATCTGAGTTGTTTCAATAAAGATAACACCCTCATACATACCGACCTCACCGATATACAACTGTCTACGTCCCATGTAGGTATTGGCATTAATCCAATCGGGGTCGTCACGTAATTGACGGAGCTGGTGCGGAGATGCGATACAAACATAATAATCGCCATTGATTCTTGGAGAATCATTTGAAGCCAAAATTTCTACTGCGTCCTTAACTGTTTTTGTAGTGAATGCACTAGTCGTAGTCATTTCTGCCAATGACTTGGCTGTACCTCCGTAAACCACATTGGAAGTCTTTAATACTGTATCACGGAATTGAGTATCCAATACTTTAGCCATGTTATTTGCCAGAAGTTTGGAAGCGTCACCCAGTACGTCAAGCATAGAAGTACGCAACAAGTATTCAGTAACCTGTACCGCATTACCCTGCTCTTTAACGGGAACAACAATTTCCGATGTACTCATTCCTTCCGGTGTCAGAACATCATTTTCCTCAAGTTCTCCACCACCTTCAAGGTTATCATATTTAACGAAAACAATAGATTTTCCTCTGACCGCCTGCAAATCACGTTTGATTTTGGCGAACTGTAAGAAACGCAAGCGAGGCTGTGCCTTGTACAAAACCTCACGGGAATAGAAATCACGGACTACCTGTGGAATAGACACATAACCGCCTTCATTTACTCCGGCTGATGTAGTATCACCAAAGAACAGGAATCCTAATGTTGCCAATAACATTGGCATTAATACAAATAGAATTGACATAATCTTTACTTATTAATTTTAGTTGTTATTATAACTGAGTAGGACCTACACCTCCGTAAGTAGCACGAAGTTCTGCTTCAAGCTGTTCTCTGCGAGCCGCAAATTCAGACATTGGCATGGTTTTTACACTTGTAGGACCTGAAACTTCCGGCGCTTCTCTGCGTGGAACTGTCGGAGCTGGTGCAGGAGTTGGTGCAGGGCTTGGAGTTGGTGACGGAGCCGGTGCATCCTTCTCATTTTCCTGTCGCATTTGTTCTGCAATAAGTGGGTCAGTAACTTTACTGCCATGTGGCACTGCTGCGGAACTAGGACTTGGATATTTTCTGCGTAACTCGATTGACTTCTGTAAGGAAGCATCCAGTTCTTCTTTTGAATTACCCTCAACAAGTTCGGGCATACACTCATTGATATGCGCCTGAATAATTGAGTTCCGATATGCATCCAATTCTTGTTTTCTCTGTTCCTCGGAATTTTGAATAACAGGTCTGATTACTTCGGATACAGTATTCTTCAAGGAGGTTTCCAAATCTTCACGTGTAACGAATGTACCACGCAATGCTTCTACGATTTCCTTAATGTTGGCACTGGAACCACTATTCGGTGAATCCGGAACCACCTGTATCTTACGTAAATCTTCCAGTTGGTTCTTGATGGAATCAAACTGGGAGTACAACTTGTTTTTCTCAACCTTGGATACAGCCTGTATGAATTTCTGCAATTCGGGGGTATCTCTCACTACATAAGTAATACCATTAATTGTAATACTTTCTGGGATACTTGCGTTTCTTCTTTCGTCTTCGTTCATTTTTTCTACGATTAAAAGTAACAATTAGATTTCTACTACTTAATAAGGTTGTCTTTCAGAACATTATTACCGTTGCCCTTTACTGTGGCTTGCGTCATTTGTTCTCTACTAACCAGTGGTGCGCTAGGCGTACCCGGATTGACGAATTTTTCGCCAACCTGCATACCCTTATTTTGCCCGATATCATGCAATGCTTCGGGATTTTTAGGGTCTAATGTCTGCAATCCTGCCATAACATTTGATTTTTAAAATGAAACAATTTGTTATTTTATTACTGATAGCGTTCAAAAGTAGGAATTATTTCTAAATTGACAAAATAAAACCTGCAAAATTACTTCCTAGAACTCTTCACTACCCTGTTCCTCACTAAATTCATTGGGGGTTTCATCGGTTTCTTCCTCATTACCCGTATCAGAAACTTCTATATCACCTCCGGAAGTCAGTGCGGCTATACGTGCCTGCAATACTGCTTGTGTTACAGTATCATCATCAATTTCATTAAGCAAGTCCGGTATATTTTGTTTTCCCATGCGCTCCATGATTTCCCTACGTGAACCAAGTTTCATCTGTAACTCCATTTGTGCACGTTGCAATTCATCCATTTTGTCTTTGGGGAAACCGAAAGCAAACACAGGTTCAACTATCATCTCAGAGAGGAAGTTCGAGCTTAACTTCTTGATACGTTTTAACCGTTTATTGTCTGGGTCCTCTATCTCAAGAATACGGAAAATTATGGTATTCATTTGTGAGATACCTTCACCATAGGTCATTGCCTTTATGTTAGCCTGTTGTATAAGCGGATGATAAGTAATCTGCAATGCTGCTGCGGAAGTATTACTGATAGCCTGAATCTTTCCAAGCGCATTTTCCGGAACATCGGATAATTCGTGCATTGCGGTTTTCAAGTCTTTGGCGAAATTAACAGCAGCCGACAAATCAACATCCAATCCCAAGTTGAATACGTTAGCCTCAGCAGGAAGTCCAGACCATATCTGCCCCAAACCTTTTTTCAATGACTTGGCAGAAGCACCTGTAATTACTGTGGTCGGAGTAACATGGTAGTCAATCACGGCTTTCAACTGCTGCATCACCTCATTATAAATCTTGTTTATCTTGAGGATATCATTGGCATCAGATTTTCCATAATAGCCGGAAGAGTTTGGCTTGTTCTTTATATGCACTACTGGAATGAACCCGTATTTATTCGGAACCTCGGTATGCTTATACTTGGCTACGTTACTTTCTTCAAGGTTAACATCTACCTGATACCAAGTTTCAACGGTTTCCGCACTCATTTTAATAACATACAACTTATAAGGCTGGTCGGGTCCGGATTGTAAAGGCTGGCGCACCAAGAAAGATTTCACCTTATTATAATCTCCGTTATCAAATTCCACAAAACATTGCCGGCTGTCAAGCACAGATACTTTCACATATCTATCCTGAATCTCCGGCATCCATTCAGCCATAAGCCAGCAGTCACCTGTTATACCACCCATCTGCAACATCTCATAGGACAACTGCAACTTGTTCGACTTACCCCAGTGGTACATCATAAGTTCTTCGGCAATTTTCTCCAGTTCACGGTCAATCTGGTCGGAATAGAAACTCTTCACATGAAAAGTGAAAGCCTCATTACCCAGCAAAAACATATTGACCTTATCAATGAACGCCTTTATATAATTAAAGGAAAGCATACCGTCATTGAAGTCCTTATAGTGCATTCCGTCATAGAACTTCCAGTACAGATAATATTTGGTGATTCTGTCAAGTTCCCATTTATTATCCTGCACTATGTTCTGCAATACAAAACTACGTAAGACATTGGTTGCCTCACTAAGTGGACGACTGTCCACATTCCAATACTTTGAACCCGGATAACCACTGTAGCTACCACCAGTAGGGTCCATACCTCCTACATTTATTCCCATTAGTACGAATGTCTTTTTATTGCGTTAATTGTTTCAGTTATTCCACCATATAGAGGATTATCGGACACTTCCATTTCCTCCTTAACCACTTCTTCCTCATTTGCAGCAAGACACATAAGTGCCGCACTGTCCACCATATCGTCAAAGTAACCTTCCGTTTTCTCACACACCATAAAGGAACCGTTGAAATATTTCTGGCAATTTTTCATCTGTTCCTCAAATTTGGAATACTCGGAAGTTCCTCTCACCACCTTGTTAGCAGGAACTATAAGCCTGCGTGTCTTAATGTCAGAGATGAAGTTATACCACATGTCTGATTTGCTCTGTGCAGTGAACGTATATGGAGTTATATCCACGTATTCACCACAAGCATACATAAGTCGGTCAACAACTGGTTTTCCCACACCAGTATAATCCGCGAATATCTTAGATATATTAAACTCAGCTATATAATCAAGAATTATATGATGCTGCTCCTCATAATCAGCACCACCAAGACACGCCCAGCATAATATCTGCTTATATGGATTCTTAAACGGTTCATCCCAGTCTTTCCATGACTTTCCTATGGTAAGCACGGTTTCAGCAGGAGATTTACCGATATCCAAACCAGCCACAATAAAGTCAGTAACATTGGGGGCCTGAAATCCCAGTTTGCGGTTTATGATTCCATTAAATTCCTTATCGGTAAGAAGCATACCGCTTTCGATATCCCAAATAAGGGCATACGCAAGTTTGAACGCCTGTGATTCCTCACCCCAACGTTCACGCTTACGGTAAATATCGGCTTCATAATTCAGATGGAACCGCTTTCCGTCCTTTTCATACTGTTCACGTCTGCTGATGATAATTTTCTTGTAGTCATATTCGTAATGATGCCGGATGCGTGGGTCAAGGGCTTTTCTATCCAGTTCACGGTTATGTTTTATTTCATAATAGAAATGGTTCTTTGTCATACCTGTTGTACCCACTTTTATAAGAGTACCTGCGGTTGACGAAAGCATAGGCTCAATAGATTTGCTGACTATAAGGTCGTCAACATCTTGGGCTTCCTCAACAATAACCAAATCATACGTCTTTGATTCAATCTTTGATTGTTTACTGGCAACCTGTCCGGCAAGGAAAGAACCGTTTGACAATTCAAGGCGTGCCACACTTTCAAGCCATACGTCAATATCGGGGTCTGTAAGAACCATATCCGCATTTGCAGACCTTAGTCGTGTCAGTGAACGTGAATAGGTAGTGACAACCTGGTCGGATTGCGGAGCGAAAAGTCCTACACGGAATCCGGTCTTAAACTGTTCCAAATCGGGAATGATTGAAGCCAGTGCCGGAAGAATAACACATAATGTATCAATGACAAAAGCCATAACCTCAGATTTTCCCGACTGACGGGAAAGAAGCACGGTCTTTACATCACCCGAAAAAGTTATCACAGAATATATGATGCCGTATGCTATATCTTCCTGATAGGAATACAGGGAAATACCAGTAAGGACTTTGCCAAATTCCATAATCTTGGTGGTCACATCGTGAGCGTCAAACTCCACGGTTTTTCCTACCAGTTCCTCGGTATGTATTTCGGAAACACTCTTACCAGTAGCCTCGAACACATACCCCTGTTCTTTTAATTCCTTTTTCTTTTTACTACGTACAGGCATATTACTTTTCTCTTATATCATAAGACATATCACCTTTCATATTTCTCCATGTGCTGAGAAAAACATTGCATTCCTTAGAATAAGGCAGAAAGCTGTCACTCTCAACCCAACAATTTGGAGTTTCATAAAGACGTATCTTTTCAATCTGAATACCATGTTCCGCCGGAGTGAAGAACTTCCGGAAGATGGTAAACAATTCCCCGGCTATATTTTCAGCAGACGGATTTATATCCGCCTTAATACCAAGTCCCATTTCATATACTTTCCATTTATTGGAACAGCACAATTTAATAAGTTCCGTATCCATAGGATTGAGAATACAGGCATGGTCTAAAAACTCGTCAATGAAATCGCCACATATACGTTTCAATTCTTTGAAGTCTACGGCATAGCCTATCTCCTTTACTTCCATATAGGAAAAAGCGGCTTCCACTTTAAAACGGTGTCCATGAAGATTGAAGCATTTCACCTTCTCATTCATAACCCGATGTGCACTGTCAAACTCAAATACTCTTGTTACTGTTGCCATAATGATTCGATTTTTAGTTCTACTTTATAATTCTTCTGTAACGATATACATCTCTTATTACTGCGGAAAAATATTCTCCCTTGCTTTCAGACTTTACAAATCTGATCCATATAGGAAGAGGAACATTATAATATTGGTATTCCCATCTCGGACGGTTTACAAATACCATTGTAAGTGTCCGCGACTTCCTATCATAGTCTGCTGTCATTATATTAGAAGATACAATCTGCATTTCATTCCGATTGGGTACAAAAATAGGTGAACACCATTTTACTGATGCTCACCTGCAAAGATAACAGAATTGTTTAATAACACCTAATGCTAAACCCTATTAAACCTCCTGAGATTTCAATTTCTTAGATTTTACACGCACAGTGCCATACTCTATTTCTCCGCTATCCATCAATTTAGATGTTAGTTTTCTTTTAGGGTCTACCTCACTCTTTACATGTTTAGATAAATCAGAAAGTGTCTTAATATGGATATTCGCCAAATGACCAATATTGCCCTTTCTATCATACATAGAAACTTCATAGCCTTTATCCGTTGGTCTAACCTCTAAATCAATAGAGCGTTTACCTACGTTCATTGAACCAACAGCCATATCACCTTTCTTACGCAAAGGTGTATCAGAAGTCTTTGTCCAAGAAGACTTTTTTTCTTTTGCAGTAGCCTTACTTGATGTAGGTTTCTTCTTAGGTTCCAACCCTGTTATACCACCTCCTACCGGCTTTTTCAAAGTTTTCTTAGGAGCGGTCTTAGAGGTACTGTCAGAACCGATACTTTTAAACAGAGAGATATGTCCACGGGAAGAATAGCTGTCATTGGCTTTCTTGTTAAGCTCCTTGTATTTTTCAGCGCCTACCTGTTCCTTCAACTTTTTGGCAGCAGCTTTCCCTTCTTTGGATTTGGGGTCGTGATACCATGCCTTAAATTCAGTAGATGATAACCCGGAAGATTTTGGAGCGGTCTTCTCTTGTTTCTTGGCAGGAGCCTTTTTAGATTCCTTAGGTTCAAGTCCGGTTATTCCTCCACCAACGGGTTTCTTCAATTTCTTTTTCGGAGCAGGTTTCTTAGTCTTAGTAGTGTCGGAGGAAGCTCCGGAACGGCTCTTCTTCAATTCATCCAGATAGTTTTGAAGTTCAAGTTTCGGGTCGGGCATCTTGGTAAGTCTAGTTTTGAGTTCACCACCAGCCCCTTTCTTACGTGCAGCCTTTTTAGCCACTTCCGCAGCAGCATCATACTTAGCCGTGTGAGATTTCACAGTAGTAATCTTACCCGACTTAGTTTTGCGCTGATAAGTTTTGATTGTCTTTTCCTTTTTCATAAGTTACAAAAATTTTTATTACGACTTCTACAACTACAAATATAGGCATAAAAAATAATACTCACTACTTTAATATAGTGAGTATTACAAATTAAAGGGAAATAAACACAGTGTTTTTAAACGATTACAGACCGTTTTTAAGGTTTACTAATATAGTAGTACGTTTTACGTATTACTTTTACTTTACGGGTTAAATTACCAATACCAAAATGAGTACAAAGTTTAGCAATTACGGTATAATTTACGGAACCCGTACCGTATAGATAGGGGCGTATTTTCATACCACCAAGACTTTTACCGAAATCGGTTTCCAGAAATGCTGGAACACTTCCGTACTCCTTATTGATTTTATTGCGCAAGGCAAGTTTCACTTGCTCAAGCTGAACCTCCTCAAGATGTTCCTCAGTTACTTTTTTCTTTGGCATAATCTATATGAATTATTGTTTCTGAATTTAAGTTACCTTCCCACGACACACAACCGATTGCTTTACCAAGACGGATTAACATCTCGACTATCTGTAGATATGGTGTCCATAATTCTCCATCCTTACGGTGATTACAGAACATAAGTGGAACATTCCTGTCCTTGTCGGTTTCAATTTGGGAAACCATATCCCGTATGGCAGGAGTATGTTTATCCAACTCTTTTCTATGAACACCAATTTCATTACCTATGGTACAAATGACAGTTTCCTGCCATATACGTTCAACATTAAAACTTCTCAGTTCAATCATAATACAATGGATAAAATAGCAAGCATCCAGAAGATAAACCTCCAGAAAGGTTTCTTACGGGTAGCTGCCAAGATTACTAATATAACAGTAAGTACAATCATTACTTTTTCTTTAAACTGCTTACTTTGAAATTTGCAAATAGTTTCTTTGCTTCCTCGACTGTAAGTTCCTTACCTTTGACGGGGCGATTTCCTGTAGTATAGTTATTCAGTGCCATAGTATTACTTCTTTAATTCTTGTTTCCAATATTCAAACCAAAATGCCTCACGTAGATTAGCGGTCTTATAACCTTTGCTCTTTACAGGAGATGGAAATTCCACAGACCATACACGGGTAATGGAATCGCGTCCTTCTCCACATCTGAAAATCACTGGAACATTTTTCTTATCCCTACGTGAATAGATGTAATACACATCATCCTTAAACTCGTTCACCTCATGGTAAGCACCCTCAAGACACATACGGACGGAATCCATAGGAGCGTACATGAGTTTGCCCATGTCCTCGGCAGCCCACTTAGTTTGGGCAAACATACTGCCCGTTAATATTAGTAGGGCAGCAACAGCAAAAATCTTTCTCATAACCTAACTTTATTAAATTGAATGTTATTAATCTGTCAGAATAGAACATATACACGGAACGGAACAAATCCAATCTTATACATCCTTTTTCCGTGAACAAAGAGCACAAGGATTTTCTGACAACCTCCTCAAGCTCGTCCAAATCAAATTGGAAGAAAAGTTCCCAATAGGAATCAGTGCTCATTCTGCGTCTTCGCATGAACTCATGTTTAGGCAGAACCGCCATGTCTACTAGGAACTCTTTGAACAGGGGATTACCCGACAGGTCTACTGTGGGAATCCCCTCATTGTTTAATCTTCGAGTTTTATCCATTTATCACTTTTCAATAACACCTCACGTCCGAAGAATATACCTTCTTCGTCAATGTTGGTAATCTCTTTCTTAGACCACTTGTCAAGCAAGATAAGAATCTTATCACCCACTTCAACACCTTCCCAAAGGATATCCTGCGGAGCATATATATCCACGGCTGAGAACAGGCAGTTTATTATGTTCACATTCTCCACAGTGTTTGCAATAAGTTTCTTGTTGAACTCGACTTTCTTATCCACGTCAATAGGATTCTTCAACAACTGGGTAGCGGTTATTTCACCCTTAACAAATTTCATAAGCTGGTACATTGCTTCCGGACAATAGTGTAACAGATAGTCAACCAAGAAAGGAACAGCCGGAACAGGCTTACCGTCAACGATTATCTTATCACCGTCAATCCGGTCAACATTATGAAACTCCGGAAGCAAAGTGCCCACAAACTTATACTTTGGTTCCTTACTAGGAAGTTCAAATGTTTCCTCACGGGTAAGTTCCTCCAGTTTTTTAAGGAATGACTTATAGCGTATCTTACGATTTGAAAGGTCGTCCAAAAGAGCTTTCACGTTTTTCTGCCAGCGTTTAAAGGGAATCATGTCCGCGAATAACATAGGGTCAAAGTCAGCCAGCTTGCCATTACGTATCCACGTGATTTTACTAAGAACTTTCTTACGCAGGATATCGAAGTCCGGTTCCTCTTCCTCAACCACTGTTTCCTCTTCAATTTTCTTCTTGGATTTCTTGGCTTCCTTACCACGCTCGATGGCAGCAGTCAGTTCTTCCGGTGTGTGTTCAACTCGTGCAACTTCAAAAAAATCTCCCAATTCAGCCGGAGTAGGGATGCCCTCGAATGGTGTGTCTACCACTTTATATTTTTTGGTTGTGTCTTCAACCATGAACCCGTTTTCCTTGGTACATGAGATACGGTATCCACGGAAATGAAGTTTGCCTTTCTTGATTGTCACATCCTCACCGAAATAACGGTCTTTCAGATAACGCTGATAAGTTGTCAGGCTCATTTCATCCGTATCGACAATATCAGCCAACTGTGAGAAGTCACCTATGACCTTATGGCAGGTTTTCTTGATTGTGTCAATTTCATATAGTTTACCATTGACAGACGGAGCCACTTCAAGAACCTCCGATTTTTTAGCCTTGGTTTTCTTCTCAACGGGTTTTTCTTCCACCACAGGAGCAGCCGGTTTAGATTCTTCCGCCGGTTTCACTTTAACGATACCAAGAACACCCTTGACGTAATCGAGTAGTTCGGGATTCTCGGCTTTAAGAAGTTGGAACACTTCAATCTTACCGCCCATTTTTTCAACGATGCCTTCAACCTGTTTTCTTTCAAGTTCCACATTGGGAGTTTTACCGAATCTTGTTCTGAATCCTTTTACTGTGCTGATGAATTTTTTTGCTTCCATAATTTTGTGAGATTAAATGTTTGATACTTTTTTGACTATTGCCGGAGCGTTATTCTTATACAGGTACGCCCACTTTGTAACCTGTTCTGTTGTTCTCGGTACGATACTGTCGTACTTCTGTTTGCCATTGCCGAAATCATGTCTGAAAACGGCTCCATCGGTGTTGTCACATAGGAACTCCAATATCCTTACAGCCTTGTTCCATACGGAACGTTTATAAAACTGGGGCTTGCAGAATCCTATGAAAATCAAATCTACGGTTTCTTGTATTCCCATCTGGTAAATTGTAAGTAGGGAATCAGTTATCCCTACCATAAAGTTTAACGAATGATTGCCAGTTAATGTGTCTTGCCTCGCAAAAGGTAACGGCTCCGAACTTTTTTCGTTTCAATAAATCAGTGAGCATCTTGCGTTCCTCAGATGTTATTCCGTCAGTTTCAAACCCATCAACATAATAGGCTTGTTCAAAGGCGGCTTTAGACACACCGAGTTTTTTTGCTCCACTTGTTTATGAAAGCGGTTTCATTCTTTGCGCTGGTGTTCATTTCACTTTCCTTGCACATGGTATTCCTGTCAACCATGCTGATGCTAATTCTAACTTTCTTCATAGACCGTTTGTTTTATTTCACTATGCAAATATAGTTACTTTATTAGAAATAACAAAATAATAAGATACTTTTTTCAAAGTAACTATATTAAAATTTGTTAACCGATAAGGAATCATTAAACAGGTGCACTAACTGATATACAGGTAGAAGTAACTCGGAAAACTGGTTTATATCGTTCAATTCATGGAAGCGCCGTATATCAATCGGAGCACTACCAATATAACGGTACATTTTGGGCGGCTCGTTATCGGTTACTGTAAACTTATACATATAACTTTCTACCTTGTCGGAAACAAGCAAAAACCAAAAGTTATTCTCGTCAGCTCGAATATAATATTTTTCCATATTGAATAATTTTATTTTTCCGGAAAAGCGATATCGTACATATAATCCCAAAGATACGGGTCTATATAACTGGTCTTGCATACCGATGCCGTATTGTTCAGTTTCTCCGAAACATCTATGCACACTTGTTTTACCAAAGCATTGAATGCCGATTTGGTTTTTACCTTTACCAGTTCATCCTTGTGCAGACTGAATGATTTCCATGCCTCGATGTTGGCTCTCAGAGTACGCAGGTCCTTGGGGGTGAACTTAGAACCCACATGACGCTTTATAAACTTGGTAAACTCATGGGCGGTTATCTCGAACAGCGTTTCCGGAGGCTGGGCGGTAAGTTTGATTTTCTCAACATGGTCGGCAAGGTCGCCCGTCACAACAAAAGTGTTTCTTACGGAACGTTTGCCCAAGAAGTTCATATAGACACCGCCCTTCTTTCTCATAACGTGTTCCGGCAGCAATGTGGTAAGACCATACGTCTGCACGAACTCCGGTTTACGTGTCTTGTCATAGGGGCTTACGGTAGTCATATAGCCTTCCGCCGAAGATTCGTTCCCTACACGGATGCCCGTATGGAGCATAAGCCGGCACGCACACGCCAGCCGGGCGTTCAATGTTGTAAATCCTCCCTTGTCAGCGTACCGTTTCATCATAAGGTCAAGTCCGGTAAACATTTTAGCCAGTTTCACCGTCCTGTTGAATTTTCCCGAATAGCTTCCGTTGGGTGAACGGAAAAACGTAATCATCTCTCCATCCACTTCAAACGTGTACGTACCTATCCCCATACCACATGATTTACAAAATCGCTCAAGGCGGTCATTAATTGCAGGAACAATCCCAACAGGATAGCACCTATAATGAACAATACTGCATACCAAAATCTCACCCACCATTTTCTTATAGGAGAAATGAGAACCTTGTTCCCGAATCTTCCACTTATAAAATCACAAACTGTATTCATAATAATTATCCGATTAAGTTTAAAATCATTTTTGCACCTTTCTCACCGTAATGTTCCGTAACGATATCACGCATGGACTTGCCTTCGTCCTCGTACTTCCCGTACTTTTCGTGCAGCCAATCATCAAAAGCGAATATGTCTATTACCACCACTCTGAAAACCACGGTCAGCATCTTATCATGGAACTTGGAGAACTTCACCCCGAAGATACTCTCGAAATCATCAGCCACCTGCTGGATTTTGTGCAAAGGATACGGAGTGGGGGCTTCGCCCACCGCCCCGAACAATACTGCATACAATGAAGCATCCATAATCAATAAACGTTTTCGTCCAACAAATCCTTTCCTATAAGTTCATTCACCTGAGGGGCTGTCATTGTGTGGAACCTTCCCTTACGTGACAGACCTCTTTCGGAATAAACCCTCTGACCGTGATAGCGGTCCTGTGCCTGACTGAACAATATCTGATATACTCCCGTGTACGCCACGATGTATAGTTTCTGGGAGTACATCATCTCAACCTCTTCACGAAGCAGTTCCACACCGCCTATCGTGCAATGAATGTTCTTTTTCATTTTCTTGTCTTTTTATCGGTTTTCACTTTTTTCTGTTTCAGTACCAATTCCGAAGTCTGCCATTTATATGCAGCCTCCACCACGGCTTTCACATCACGTCCGTATTCGATATCCTCGTCCTCCGTACCATAGAAGAAATCTTTGTTGTCAACATCATACCCTACATAACGGTAAGTAGGAAATTCCGAATCGGAAACATACTTGTATATACGGAAGCACTGCCATCTGCCATACCACTCGAACTTTACCTTCTGACGTTTCAACTCGTCTTCCAGCTTCCTGACACACACCATGAAATGTTCCTCGGTACGTGACAGCTTGAAACCGCTCTCGGACTTGGCTTTCAGATATTCCATGTCATACGGTTCAAGAACATCCGGTTCCTCGTCCTCGATTTCATCGGGAACCACATTCCCCTTATTGTCATACATTCTCTCGTCACGGACAATCTTTACCGAATGGTCGGGCGTACATGCCCACTGGTAGATTTTCAGAAGTGTTTCCTCATTCAGTGTCCGGAGTGTGCGAACGGAATTTGTAGGGCTTGCCTTATGGATTTCAAATATCAAGTCGTCCACTGTCAGTGCTTTCGTTTTCATAATTGTAATCTATTGGTTCATTTAAAACAGTGCTTATCTGCAAACTTTATCAACTGTAACATTCAACACTTTCCAATCACCTATTGCCATATTAAGTGTTCCATCGGAATTAATTTTCTCAATTACAAATTTCTTATAAGGATAAGAGTTGTAAGTTACCATACGTCCTAATCTTGCATTAAATTTCTTTTCCATTTTCTATTGTCTTTTAGTGGTGACTACTATGTTTATTATTTCGATATACAAAAGTAGTTATTTTTTTCAAGATAACAAAATAATAAGATACTTTTTTCAAAGTAACTATATTAAAATTTGTTAACCATCATACTGTACACTGATTACAGGTTGCTGTATAGGTACTCATAGATTTCTTATCACTTTATAGCATTTATCCGAAACAAGATGCAATTGTCTAAGTAGAAATAGACTAAAGATTTTTTGTCTGAACCTGGGCTTAAAAAAAGATTCATCACTACCCAGTATGGAATACAGGGTGATTCCCTCTACTTGTAACGTTTCCCAACACTCGACAGGAACAATGTCAAGAGCCTCAAGGAATGCGTCCGCTACGGACCTGGCATATACTTCTCCCACCGAACCCATCGCATCAATTTCATTGGGATATTCAAACGGGTCGTAATAGCTATACGTATAATTTCTAGACATGAGTTAAAAATTTAATTGGTTTTTTCCTCTACCGTTCCCCCATCCGGACAATAATGATTATAACATTTTTCAATTTAATATTTATATTATATATCATATATTGCCAGAACGCTCATGGCATCCTTCACCTGTTTACCGTTTTTGGGAACACGTATCGGTTTAGTTCTTTTTATCAAAATGAATATACGAAATATTTCACACCCGTCAAAACGCCGCACACGTACCCGTTCACACACGAAGTATTTATTTTCAAATATGCAAATGCCACACAAACCCACAATTTTCACACCACTCCACACCGTTCCACACATCGTGCAGTTACTTTTATTTCTATCAAAGTAAAAACACAGGTTCTAAAATCCACTGTCTAACCTACGTCAACCACCCGACCCATTTCCTGTGCCCAAAGTTATTTAAGGGTGGGGGCTGTCTATTCGAGCTACCATAGATGAAATGCCATACACTCTTGGTTACTTCCATCCAAATATCCATCCGCACACACCGCTTTCAAAGTAACTCCCGTTCTGTTGCTTTTATTATAATAAAAGAAACACCTATAAATGTTCTATCCGTGATAAAAGTAACTGTTCTTTTCTGAAAAATAACTGCCATATAATAAGAAAACAAATCGCCGGATAAATTTATTCTGTAATTCTATAAGGAAAGTCTATAATACTATATATAGTATATAATAAAACAGCCAATTAATTTATCCGCGCAGTTGGAAAATTAGATTCTAATTAGGTAAATAAGTGCCTGAAATAAAAATTAGCCACGTAATTAAATAAATTAGCTATCTAATTAAATAAAACACCCTAATTCTATATAAAAACACCCATAATTAGAATAATTTAGTTACTTCTGTCAAGGTAAGCCTCGTTTTTCCCTATGCTGGAGTAATAAAAACACCTATATGGACAATATTCTTGTATAAAATAAGTAGTTTCCTAGGAAATTCCGGTAAAACATGGACAATCTTATTCTATAATATAAGCGTAACTAACTAAAATAACACGCTAATTAGCCAAATTACACCAATTTTCTACCCTGCTGCCGCTAATTACACAGTAAAAACCTGTCTTTTACCTTTCCCGCTTAGATAGAGCTGTGGTTGAACAATCTTGTCATAGTATATCAGTATGTAATTATATACTTTTACTATGTATATTATAGTATTATATATATTAAAACATTAACCCGCGAATGGGTTTCCGGAGATTCCGCGCATTTTCTCCCGTGTAGTTACATATAAAACCGCATTTTTACCCCTTATTCTCTTGGTTGGATAATCTATCCTATTATAATTACTCCTTATTATTGGTACTTAATTACCTGACAGCCAAAATAAAAACCCGTTTGTGCGGAAATTTTTAGTTTCACACACAAAACGGGCTAATCAATTTGAGTCTTTTAAATATAAATTTGTGGTTGAACAAGGTTTTACCCCTTATTTTAAAATATCCTTGATGGATGATAAAACATTATCTATTTTTTCTGCTTCATTTTCGTACTTGAACAAAAGGTTTTGCTGTCTTTCGGTTGCTTCTCCTCCTTCTTGTATGTCTTTGTACTTTTCATATTTGGCTTGTAGTTCCTTGTGTATTTTCTGAAAGAACGGAAGCAATATCTTACACTCTTCTTTAGTTAGGCACACTGTTAGCTCAAATGAAGAACTAAAATTTCTTCTCGTATTATCTATATAACTCATATCTATTAATTTTAGGAATTTATATATATATATAGTATAAACCCAGTATCCTACTACTGGGTTTTTGTCTTGTGTCCTACCACAAGACTAAGGAGCTTATATAAAACTCGGCAAACTCCCTAAATGAATATGTAGAAAGGCTATTTTCTTAGTTCATCTATTAGTGCGTCTGCGTATTTTACAGCGTCTTTAGCTACAAGTGCATATCTTTCAGGGTCATTCACAGTACAGTAAACTCTCAAAATACCCTGCATTGCCCTACATGCGTACTCCCTTCTCAAAGAATTCCAATCTGCAAAAGGTGTATAATCAGTTATTTCTATTTTATTACTTTCAATAGGAATACGGATTCCTGATGGTATATTGCACATATAATAGGTTTCACACCCGTAGCGAATATCTACGATTTCCACTTCCGTTCCTTCTACAAGAGCCATATCTTCTGACACAAGAAACGATGTTTTCAATTTTCCTCTCATAATTTCAAAAACTAAATGCCGAAACTGCAAGTCCGGGCGTATTATTAATCCAATCATTATACTCTTCCATAGGTACTTCTTTTACTGATATCAACCTATTTTCATCAATTATAACCCCTTGTTCTTTTGTGTATGAAACGCTGTCAACAAATTTGTGCTCGCTATAATCATACATCCAGATGTTTATTTTTAACGCCATACCTTCACTTGGAAAGTATCTCTTTAATTTTACTTCTTCTGTTTTCATATCTAATCTCCTTTCTCTTTAATCCGTTCAAGTACATCCTTGTTCGCTTCGAGTATCTCGTCAAAAGATGGGATTGGCATCCATGCAACGACATCTTCCAAATCAAAACTCTCATTAGCTTCTCTGTCATGCCAAAAATAAATAATTTCAAATTCATTATTGTGAGGATAATAATTTGAATCCAATAGAGCAGTTCTAACTTTCCCATTCTTTAAAAGGATTAGTTTTGTTTTAAAGTCTTTTGGCAGTCGCTCCTTCACACTTATCCAAGGTGATTGCATGGACTGCCATTCTGCACCAGCAATGAACCCTTGATAATATGCAGGGAATAAACTACCACTGCTTCTACTTTCAGCGAAAGAATGAGCCGCTTCTTCTACTGTATGTTTCATAATTTAATTAGGAGTTATTTAGAATACTGTTGACTCTTTGTGCAAGTTCCAGTGCCAAATGCACCAATCGGGCAATCATCGCAATAAAAGGTTATACTTCTATAATCTGCATTACTTCCACATGGATGTTCACTAAGCTCCATAACTTTATCATTCAGAAGATGTATGTCTTCTTTGAGTTTATCTACCTCACTAATGGGGGTTAAAGCTCTATATTCTTGTTCTGTTAATATGTATTGCATAATTTATTCCTTTTTTGTTCCGATTTGAACTATACGGCAGACATTCAACCACCGTATAGCCAATATTTATTTCTTCATTAATTCAATGCGAAATTTCAAGGTAATAAGATAGTCGTGCATCTGTATTTTTTGTTGCTGCATTAAAGCAACCTGATTTTTACCAGCTATTTCAACAGCATCTTTTCGACCAAGAAACAGGACTAACTTATTATGTTTGTCCATCAACTCATTATATTCGATATACATACGGTCAAGAGGGGTATCAGCCACGTGATAAGCCTTCTCAAAGGCATCTTTAGGACTCCAGCTTTCATATCCATCTTCATAACGGACATGGTAGCCTGCATCATCAAAATTTTCCACTGACGGTTTTTCTCTAAGAAGATGTTTTCCCCACGCATCACCTCTTGTCATAGGTTCTGCTTCAATCTGTTTTGTTCCAATATACTTTTTCATATCAATATGGATTTTACAAAGCCCGTCCAAGGCTATTTAATTCATTCAAATTTTAATAAGCTGCCATATTGCACGTAATTTTTTTCATATCTCAACAATTGTATGAATACTAAAATCACAATAAAGATGATAATCCAACCAAGTACCGTAATTGCACTTATCATTCACATACCTGCAACGAACACTCCAACCTGCCATATATATTACCTCATATATCACACCTTTGTATTTAAACAAGTCGCCACGGTTGAGTTTTCCTACTTTTACTTTGGACATATACCACTGTTATTAAAGTTTTCTAATAAAGAACTCTATTGCCGAATGTACAAGAATATAGTATTCTTTAGTTACCCGGCACTGATTTTTATAAGGATTATAGAAGTCCAAACATAAATCCGAATATAATTCGGGAAGATGCTTTCGTATTTTAGATATGAGCCATTTATAGTTTATGGGTTTACTACGTTCCAATATGGCTTGGATTTTCTCTGCCGACATATCTATACAAGTTGATTCTAAGTGCATAATGGTAAGTTTTAAGTTAAATAAAAGGAGCCACTTTCACAAGCAACTCCTTTTCCTGTATAAACTAAATAAACTAATTTCCCAACGCTTTGGGAAGGCAAATGTAAATAAAGCTACTTATAAACACCGACTAAAAGACTATCTATATTTTATCTTGAGTCCATGCGGTAAGGAACCAGCTTTTCAACTCATTCCATTTACTTAGCTGTGTCATTAAATCCGCAGTGACATAATCATTCTGTTCATTTGCAGAGGAATAAATTTCGTTCTGCAAGTTTGTAAGTTGTATAAGGCTTATCAGAGTAGCCTCAATCATGGCACGTGGTTCAGTGGCATCTTGAAAGCCTTCAACTTCTGAAAGTGAAGCGGCTTCGGGCAATGTAAGGTGAATAGGATACCCTAACTGTCTGATTCGTTCCGCAACACTATCAGAATTTGACACGGCTTCAAGATACAACTCTTCTAACAATTTATGCAGCTCATTAAAACTCGGTCCGACAATATTCCAGTGGAATACATGGGCTTGCTGGTAGAACACTGTCCATGATGCAAGAAGTGCTCTCATACGTTCTACGGTTTCTCTATTGATATTGGCCATAATATTTACTGTTTAAACATGGAGCAAATATACAATATTAATTCAAATAAACCAACCTAAGGAGTCTTATTATTGACAGATTTCCCACAGATTTTCAGTATTCTAGCCTTACGGGCATATTCATCACACCACCTGTTAACAACATACCTCGGATGTTTTATATCCATGTGCCCCCGTATGTTTTTAGCATAGTAAGACGGAAAGTTCCTATCAAGAATAGTCTGCATTTCAATGCGCAATTTTTCAATCGCCTCATTCTTGTATATATGGTTTTTCCTGTTTACTATGTCCCTGCAACATTTGTTATCTACATTGATAACAAGAATCTCAACGGGGATTTTGTTTTTTATCACCCAGTGTATCCCGTTCATTACAGACCATATCTCGGCAATATTGGAATCCCAAGTAGGATTCTTGAATGGCGCCCATATTTTTACAGTGACTAAATCACAATTAATCCAGAGTGCATAACCGGCTTCTCCAGTGATAATATTAACAGAAGCGTCCGAATTAATTGTGCAATAACCTTTCATTGTGACGCTCTCATATAAGATACCACTCTGTTTATTTCGCCGGCAGATGGTTCATATTTGGAACCCTTTTCTGATTGTATATGCAATATAGCCTTATATACATAAGGAATTGTTTCCTTGTCATACTGTACTGAATCTTCTTCCAGAACAGCCCAGTCAGTAACATAATTTGCGGTCAAAGCTCTTTCCATCATACAGTAAAGTATTTTATAGTAAAGTGAGTTTTAGGATAATCTTTCTCAAGGTTTTCGGAACCGAATACGGACACATGGAATCCTCCAAGGGTGCTTTCGATTTTTGCCCCTACAAGTATTTTATCCGGTTCAGTACAGTTCACAACCCCTATATAATGCTCTTCAACACAAAGCACGATACCCAACCGTCCTTTCAGTTCGGATTCCGGTATGCTATTTTTCTCACAGTATTCAAACAAATACGTTTCAATTACAGAACGCTGGTCAGACAGTGCCTTTTGCACCAACTTTGATGAAGCGTCTGATGGTTTTTCAATCAATCCTTTTGTCATTATAATCTATTTTACGCATTATTATTCTTTCCACATTGTCATTTCTACGATACAGTTCAGTAAGGCAGACAATAAGTATATCAGTAATTTCTTCCTGAACTTCGGAGTATTCCGAAAGATGTTCGGAAGAAGTATCTTCGGAAGCTCCAAGGAGTTCACAAAATTCATCCTTAAGACTTTCTGCACATTCTGCATATTGTGCAGTAGGACTAGACACCTCGGTAATCTTGCCCCGTTCGAGTGCACGCTTGTAAGCGCGCTTTGCAATTTCGTTTATATTCATTTTTCAAATAATACCCATAAATAATACATATTAAGGTTTCCCCTATCAAGTATCTTTGTTACTCTTAGGGAAGATACCGCCTGAAATTCAAATTCAGCCTTGAAAATTCTCAGCACTAAATTATTGTGCAGATAGTCTGTATAATATTCATTCTCCTTTTGGTTTTTCAACCTTACATATTTACAGAAAAATATTATAATAAACAAATCAGTCACTACCAAAAGGGCTATTATTCCTATAAGCAATTCTGTAATCATATCGTAGGAGCATTTTTATATATTTCCAGTTCCTCCTTAGTAGGATACCTGCATGAGTTTACAGGAAAACTGGGAACGTCAATAAGTTCAAGAGGGTCCGCTTCATCCGGCATCGCTACCACGCTTCCAGAAACAGGGAACATCATCCTTGTTCCATCCTTGGACAAATCAACAGAATCCGCCAGTTCAAACATAAACTTGTTTGAGCCTGTTTGAGATAATATGTACTCACCCGAATGCACTATAAAGCTCCGAGTAATATCATAAAAAGCACCCACGCCAAAAACAGTGGGATTTGTAGTTGTTATGCGATTTAGTTCCTCAATCATACTAAAGGTAATTTTCTATATTGTCCATATTCAATTGCCGTAAGAAGCCGGCATTCGGAGAGTAAGAATTTGGTGTACCCATATTTTGTGACATCAAATTTCGGAGAAAACAATGTTCCCGGCTCAATAAATACAGGAGTTGTATTCGGAGAGTTTCTTACCTGTACAGATTCGGCCACTTCAAAAAAGAAAAGGGTATTTTTTCTAAGTGCACAGATAGCTACTCCGGCAGGAAGTGATTTTTCACCAGCAGGAAGCCACATAGAATTTCCTCTCAAACCTCTTTCTACAGGACGTACAAAGTCAATTAATGAATGTGACATAGTTTGTAATAATTGGTTTACTTAAATGTACAAAATTATTTCGACTTTACAAAACGCTTGCAACCTTTGATAAGTAGCACATGATATTCCGGTAAACCAGCCCGAACCAAATCAAGTATGACTAGATTTATACCTTCGACCAGTGCATTATAGGAGTTTCCTGAAAATTTGTGTCTGTTCACTCCCCATAACAATTTGCCCGGAATTTCACTACGTATAGACAGAAACCAATCAGAACCTTCCCTAACACCTTTAATAGTAACGGAATGAGTACCGAGTGTACCTTCATCACTATATGAAAAATAAAACTCCCCGGCCGGATTGCTGGGGAGTAACAACGTCAGAAGTTCTACTTCAATCATTAACCTAAACCTAATAATTATCCAATCGCTATCATTTGGTAAAATTCCTGTTTCAGTTCTCCCTCATAGAAATCTCCTCCCAAACGACAGGTAACAGTATCAGAATTTATATCCTCGATTCCTCTCAACTTCACACAAGTGTGCTCCGCTTTTATGAGAACGGCTACGTTATCCGTATCAAGTATATAACTCAAAGCATAATAAATTTGTTCGCAAAGTCTTTCCTGAACTTGTGGTCTACGACAGAAAAATTCTACAATACGGTTAATTTTGGAAAGTCCGATAACGGTATTGTTCGGAATATAAGCGATAAAAGCCTCACCCATAATGGGAATGAAATGATGCTCACAGGTGGAATGAACTTTTATATGCCGTTCAAGAAGCATACTACTGTACCGCATCTTATTCTGTATAGTGGTTATCTTGGGAAAATTATGGTAATCAAGTCCCCAAAATATTTCATCCACATACATACGGGCGATTCTTTTCGGAGTGTCTGAAAGTGAATCATCATCCATATCCAGACCTAATACAGTCATTATATTATTGACAGATTCCGAAATAACTTTTTTCTTATCATCGGAAGTAAGGGCTTCACTTACTTCCAAAGGGGTTTCAACCCCATTAGTGATAAGTTCCTTATGTACCTTGATTCCGAGTTCGTAGTCAGTTTTACCTCTATCCAGCATATTAAAGAGTTTCTAATTCGTTCAACAAGTTTGCATAAACATCGGGAGAAAGTCCGTTATGATGTTTCTCCACAACTTTTTTCACATCTCTCAGGGAAACATCCTTATCAGTAAGATTCCGACTGACAGAGAATAAATCCGGACTGTCAAGACAGAAATCCCGTGAGTACCCCACAGCAGCAGTTCTTGTAGTATCATAAAAGAAAACGATTCTCTTTCGTTCAACTCCGACAGTTCCCTGTCGTACTACATATTCCTTACCGTCCTGTATGATGAACAAGGATTCTTTATTACGTATTTCCATCACACAGTTCTTATGTTAGTAATTTCGGCAGTACCTTCCACCTTGATAAAAGTACCTTGGAATGCTCCAAAATACTCAACCATGCCGGCAGGTATCGCAACTCCTGCACCCATAGCCTCAGAATCAGATTCTTCCAACGACCAAAGCCGTACATCAGTTTCGGCATATACTCTTACTATAGAATCAGTAGTCTGAACTACTGAATCAGAAACGCTGTTGGCGACATCAATACTCATACATTGCATTATTCGCCCTCTGTTATCAACTCCTGCACCCATAGACTAAAATATTTATATTTCACAAATATATAAAGATTATACGTATTCACCTAGTTCAGAAGCCAATATTTTTCGTGCAGAGAATATCCGGCTCTTTACAGTACCCATAGGAATAGCCAACTGGTCGGATATCTCTTGGTAGGAAAAACCATCTATATACATGGTAATAGGCTCGTGTAGATAAGGTGGGAGTTTTCTCACCGTTTCAAGAATTTCCTCATGCACAAGATGGTCGCCACTATTATCTATACGGGCAGATACAGGAGTAAGGTCCTCGAAATGGTAACGACTATTCCACCTTACATCATTAATGAAGATATTTCTCATTACCGTGGCAGACCAAGCCCCGAAAAATGTACCGTCCTCATATTTATCATAGTTCTCCAGTATTTTCAAGCAAGTGTCTTGGAACAATTCCTCGGCTAAATCGGGGTCTTTGCATAGAAATTTTGCGTATGTTCGTAAACGGGTAAATTGGCTTACAAGCTGTTGCCCGATTTCATCCCTACTCATACTCGTATGGATTATTGTAGTCCACTACTGCATTTCCATCCACATATTTCACGTAATAATATGTATCATTGACCTTTATAAGTGGAATATATTGCATATTGGCATAAACTCCGGAACGTCTGGGAGTATCACCTACATAACCCACCACATAATGAGAGGAATCATAGAGAATCCAAGTTGCTATTTCTTCGACATTCATTGTAGTAATAGTGTTATAAAATTAATAGATATTTCATTCTCAATAACCAAATGGCTACCACCCCATACATCTTGCAGTGTATCGTCATAACCTATAAGACGGTAGAAACCGTACTTCTCACCAACTTTTCTGCATAGCAAATGATAATGGGGCTTGGATTCCGGAGCATCAGAACCCAATTCGACAGCATCGGAAAAAGACGGTTCCGTATGGTTGTCACCCTGTACTTCTATGATACGGTACGGACCCGTAACAACTCCACAATCATGGTGGACGGTAACAATCATTCCTTCCCTAAGCATACGGAATAAGTTTACAGATTAAAACATAGGCATCCTCGGTATTCTTCATCGGAATAGTTTCCTGAATACTAAACGAACAACCCAGAGGAATTTTATCAATATCGTAGAATATAACTTCACAGGAAGTGAAATCCTTGAAAGATAAACCGTCCTCATAAGTGTATTCACATCCGGCAGCTTTAGTAAGAAACTTGATTGCCTGGTCGGGGGATATAAAATTATCGGTTTTCATCTGTAACTCTCCACACAGTTTCTCTTTTGCGAATTGTTTTTCAATGATTCCTATTTCATCGCATATTCTTCTGCGCACTATGACAGGAAAGTCTTCAAGTGCTTCGGTAAAATTTAAACTTAGCTGCGTGACAGTCATAATTCCTAAACTTATCATGGCATTTTGTTTTTAGTTACGAGTGAATATACAAAAAATAATGTAGCTTGCAAAACGCCATAAAATAGGGCAGCTACTTCACAGTAACCACCCTAACACCCGTTTAGAATAAATTTTTAGAATTTACTTTCTACATGGAAATATTTTCTAATCCAGTAGGGACGGTCTTTGTCCTTCAAGTCAGTCAAAGCAAGGTCATAGCAAGCGACAAGGTATTTATCCTTATCATCGCCAATCCATTTCAGTATGACACTGTTCTGGTCGGAAGCGGCTTTGTTCATTGCGACATACAAAGCCCACTTATTATAGTAAGGTTCGCATTCAATCTTACCATCGTGTTCCTCAACCTTTTCAAACAGTTCATCGGGGTCACGCCACACTGTTGATAATCATTTGAGGAATATTAGGGAGAGATTCGGCTTGCATAAGAATACGGAGATTATACTTCTGTACATTGCACATCTGAACCACAAACCGTTCTCGTTGTCCAATATAAAACAATATGGACTTGAAGTAATCCTTGTACTGATTAATGTTTGTACCTATACGGATTTGAAAAGTCTGTAAGTGATAAGAGTAAGGAGAAAGAAAATTATTCCTATGCCGGACAAAAGCGTTACGGCATAGAAGTACACAACCTCGCTTATAGGTGTGTATTTATAAATGAAAGAACAAGCACATATTCCTAGCAGGCATCCCAAGTTCATCTTATACCAAATACACATACGCTTAGCAGTAGCCATAACATAGAGAACCATTATCACAGAAAATCCTGCATTGATTGAACAATTATATACGAAGCTGTCCGTCAATGAACCATTCAAGAATTTGTATCCGTGAATATAGGCTGTTATAGTACAGACAAACGGAGCATACAACCGAACTAATCTACGCAGGATATCCATAGGCTATATATGATTTTGCTTTGACCGATGCAAATATAACAGATTTATCTGAATGGACACAAAAAAAGAGGAACTTTCTCAAGCTCCTCTTCCAAAAAACCAATTAAGTTTACAAATGAATCTATCGTACAAGCAAACAAAAAAGTTCTAAGCGCCAGCACCAATTTCAGCCCAGTCAGCAACAGCCTTTTTGGTATCTACACGAATGTAGAGTTTCTTACCTGTCAAGTCAGTGTACTGTGAACCTACTTTGAATACATGAGTGTCCGTAACCAATCTATCATCAGTATCAGCCGGAGCACCCTTACCAATCGCAACAGCATACAAATGTGTCTTATCTGCCGGATTGAGGATTGTTAAGTTTTCAATTTTAGCCATTTCGTTAAACTTTTAAAATTACACATTCTGAAACGTCAACTACGAAATTCTGTTCCGCTTCAAAGATACAAATAATATTGTTAACTACAAGTCTTTTGGGATATATAATGAAGCTAATTTTTTTCGTTCCCTGTCATACAGGCATCCCATCTTATGAGCCTGCATGTTCAACACTACAAAACTAGACAGGTTGTCTTCCTGTAGTTTTTCCATAAGCAGAGCATAAGTAAGAGCGGAACCCCACATAAGTCCGGCAGCTATATTACCCTTAAATCTGGGATGTGTGGTTATCCAATATTTCATTTGTTCATAATCGGAGTTATCGTCTATGACAAATTTAAGATAATCGTGTTCATCCATAAGCATCCAGTTTTCGGGGCGCATATTTTCGGTTTCCCCTGTACTACCCAGTTTGTAGTCAACCACAAAAGAGATGTGGCTTACAGGTGTACTGTCATTATTGCTTAGTTTTTTTCTCAGAGAAACATAATCGCTCAAAGAAACAGAACCATTAGTTTCCACTACGATAAAGAATCCTGCACGAATAAGGATGTCAAGTAACATCTGTGTTTCTCTTGTCTTAAGTAGCGGTTCACCCCCAGTAAGGCAGATTACATTATGCCCAAAAGCATAACACTTGTCTAGGATTTTGTCCAAATCCATGTCAACACCACTATCCGGATTCAGTGCTTCCGGAGTATCACAAAAAAACCCTTTGGTTGACTTGTAACATCTCAGATTGCATCCGGACAAACGTACAAAAGTACATGGCATACCGATTCCAAATCGGTTTACCTCTCCCATATAGCCGGGATAAATACTAGTTATTTTCATATTAAATAAATTAGAATGATAGAATAAATAATTTCTCGGAACGATTAAGGTAAGATGAAAACATATCTCTCTTACTTTTATAGATACCACAAAAGTATCCTATGGCATTTATAATGGTATCTCGGAGTTTCGGTTTCTCATGGCGCAAGAGGTCTATAAGCCTTTCGGCACGCTCTTCGGTAGGAGTATCCAGATAGTCATTTATGCGTTCATAGTACCTTCCCAGTACAATACTTCCCCTTATCATAGGGTAATAAGTCTGGTGTCGGTAATAGTTAGCCATTTCCCCAAGCAGGGAAACACATATAACACCTCCGGCAAGTTCGGCAAGACGTGTGTTTTCCGAAATTTTGGTTTTAGTGCCGGTTAAGGATTTCAAAGGTTTTTCATAACCTTTGGGAACTCTAAATTCAATAGAACTTCCCACTAAGTAGCGGAAGAGTTCTTGGGTACGTTTGTTCTCCATAACTGTCTAGGTTTCTTATGATATTTCGTAGAATGTAATCTGCGTTTCGGTTTTCTCATTATTTTTTTCGTTTACGTGAAACTTTTTCGGCTTTCTTTTCCTCCACTATTTCTTCCACATCAACTATATCTTCCCGTGAGGATGGTTTTGCCGGAATGGAAATGGTAGGCGGTTGTTCTATCTCCTTGGGAGCACCACCGAATATCTTGGATAGAATACCACCGCCGGCAGAAGTGGCAGTACCACCAGCAGCACCTTTAGCCTCGATATTTACCGATATGCGTTCCCTACCCAATTCGGCTTTTGCAGCCATCAAGTCATTAAGGCGGTCAATTTCTCCGGAAAGTCCTGCATCGGCAACACCACCGTCAACCTTTTCAATAACGGAACCTCTTCGTACTCTCTCATACTGGATGTCAATAAGGAAATCCATCATATCGGCAGGTGTAGTAGGTTTCTTGTCACCCCAATCTATACCACAGGCAAAATCCTTTCTGTACATAGGGCATTTATCATAGATGTAACAAGAATTACAGTTCATTCCCACACCTATAATCTCGTCAACAGATACCTTGTCACGGGTATTGACAATAAATTTGTCAAACTCCTCACACCATATATCCATAGGAAGAGTTTTTATCCGTTTAAGATAATACTCCCGGCAGTCAAGAAGATTATCCTCTGTTTTTCTGCACGTCATGCAGTCGGGATATCCCCCTTTCTCAAAGAAAGGACATAGGTGTCTTTTCAACAAGTCGGCATCTTCTGTACCACGTACAGCCTCAGCTCTTTTTTCAATTGTGTCAGTTGCCATATTATCTTCTTGTTTTATCGTAATACAAAACAGGTTTATTCTTTAATTTGCAATGGGCGATTTTAAGAAATTCTCTGCGGAATCCCAACCACCCAAGCAGATTCATGTTATTTATGGGAATACGTTTTTCATCACGGATATCATCCATACTTAATCCGGCATCCTCGTATTTGATTCGGTTAGCCTTTCTCCTATACTTATGTTTATAGTCAATGGTGCTAAAATTTTTCCCATCGTAATTATAAGTAGTACCGAAACGAGTACCCCCCAACCATGTTACAGAATCCACGGAAAAGAAAGGAAACCTTTGTAACAAGTTCATTTCGGTCCATGCGAAACCATGTACCTTTGTTCCATAGGCATTTGTGATACGGTATATTTCGGCAGCATTATCTTTCATGGTCTGGTTACACCCTACATAATTATGTAGTTGGCAATACTCTTTAAGACGTAACAGACCGGTCTTGTCACCTTGGGCATCTTGGTGTACCACATATACTACGTTTATATCCTTTTCAAGCGGTTTGAAATATTTCTCATTCCATCGGTCAACAACTTCCCTACCCACAATCATATCCAAATCAAGGTTGGCAGCAACAAATATAAACTTTTTATTATCATGTAACCAAGCTACGTATTCCTCCAAATAAGGAAGCCAGTATTCTTCGGTTGTCATTTTATGCTCCACTTTTTTACCCATGAATGAGAAAGCTCCGGAGTCCGTCATAAATATACCACCTTCCTTATGTTGTTTCTCCAATTGGGGTGGATAAAATTTGAGTGACTTTCTCAAGTAGAAGTAAGAAACAAGCGTGTCTTTTATACCGAAATCCCGTAATGTGGTATAGTCACCTACAGAGGATGCGGAAAAGAACAATGTAGCCTTTCTCTTGCTTAACTCATTACCTTCTTCAAGAATTTTTCGCTCCATTTTTCCCTACGTAATAAATTTATTACTTTCTGGCACTTGTCACATACACCGCAATTACGTTTCTCATTTTCTCCATCGGGGCAAAAAGTAAGATGCGAATAATCAAGTGTGCTCAGTTTCTTGGCTAGTTTTACAAATGGAACATTCATTGCCGGAGCAAGGAGTTTAATCTTATATGATTTCGCAAACAGGTATTTTGCTTCTTCATAAAAGAGATAACCACCATCAAACCATGAACTTCCCAAATCCACAGCACCATACGCCACTTTCTTTATCCCCATCGAAGTGGCATAGTTACCAGCCATAGAAAGAAACAAAAGATTCCGGCATGGAATATCCACATTATGTACGTTACCATCCTTATCACGGATAGGCTCAAACTGTAACGGGTAAGTTACTTTGCGGAAACTCTTTACGGAATCTCTATAAATTTCAATATAATAACTTATTGCGGATAGTTCTTTTTCGATATTGTCCTGTCCGTAATCAACGTAGAACAAATGGATATCATACGTCTTGGAGAGTTTATCCAGATTATATAGACTTTCAAAACCTCCAGTAAACAACAAAACTACTTTTTCTCTTTTCATAATCTTATTAAATAGAAAAAGCCTACTATATAAATAGCAGGCTTTTGTGAATACTTTTGGAGGGCTTAACGACGACCGCCTCTACGTGTGGCAGTTCTACGACCTCCACCTCTAGCAGCAGTTCTACGACCTCCACCACCGCCTCTACGAGCAGTACGTGCAGCGCCACCGCCTCCACCTCTAGTTGTTCCCATAATAGTGAAATTTAAAAGTCCAGCAGTATTCATTTATAAAGCGATTAGCTGTAAAAACCGCTTGTGCAAATGTACTAAAAACTTTTATTCTTCCAAATAAAACCTGCAAAATTATATGCTTAAAAAGAATATTTTAAGTCCTATGGCGGTAGTGTCCAAAGACGCATCTTGAAAAAATGGCTGGACACCTATCAACTTTCCCTTTTTAGCAAAGAACTTGTTACTTATAATTGCAGCTTTAATAGCTTGGTTAAGCGCACCCGCACCGATAACCCTTATTATAATATCGTTATCGGGATTACTTTGGTAGGTAGAATAAATACTTCCAGCCAGTTTCTTGGCATCAGTAGACGATTTGCATCTTAGGGTAGTGACTTTTTCCTGTACTTCATTAATTGCTTCCATAATTACTACGATTTTACCCAGCGTGACTTTGAATGATGCAAATATAACAATTATTCGTCTACTTCTGTAGATTCAAGCTGTATTTTTGAAATCTTATGCAAATCTTCCGGACGTATAACCAGTAGGTATCCTTTACCTCCTTTTTGTCGCAAGGCGATAATGGGAATTTTTTTCTCCACTTTAGCCTTGTTTCTAGTATCCTCGAACAAAGTCCATATAGCAGATTTTCCTCTGACCTTACATTCAATATACAACTTGGGATGTAATGTGTCACTATTGGTATTATGTCCACTGTTACTTCCGGATAATGGAACTCTCTTAGTACCAAAATGCTTGGCAACCTCTCTCTCGAAAGACTTCCATGTTGACTTAGATGTTGGTTTCCTAACCACTACATTATTACTACGGATAACTTCCTTTTTAGGACGTATTCTCCTACCGATACTTCTTTTGGGCATTACATTAAAATAGTTAGTATTTCTACTGGAACGTCTATCCGTACAAAATGGGGATTATTACAGGCGTTCCAGTTTTCATTGGAATTTAGATAGGGCTGGTAAAGATTACACATTCCGTTTTTATAAAAATGGGTAATCTGATACACTCTTCCCGAATATACACTTTTTATATAGCTTCCTAAAGGAAAACTGCTAGGACTATGTAACATAACTCTTACATGTTTTCAACACCTCTTCGTGTCAGTTCTCTACTAAGCATTGCTAATACATTACTGAATGATTCAAGTTTTCCTGCGAGCAAATCACGGAATATTTCTGCCTCCAGTAATTTTTTATTCAGTTTCTCCACTTCGGGAGTTATCTTAGCGGAAGTTTTTCTTTCAGTTACCGTACTTCCACCTGCGGAAATCATCGCCTTGTCACATGCCAAGTCATATTCAGATTTACACTGGGCATAAACGGCACATGCTTCCATGTGTCTGTCTTCGGTAAATTCGCGCCATGCGGAATACTTGGCAATCATATTACCCAATTCGGTAGAACTTGTTTCCGCTATGGTAACTGGCATTGTAGGTAAACCTCCTTTCGGGGCTTCTACCTCGGCAAATACTTTACGGAACCTTTCTAACGGAGAAGATTCCTCTTTAGGTTTTCTTACTGGCATAGTTTGTGAGATTTAATGTTTAAAACAGTATGTTGTATAAGGACAACCCAAGGCAGCTTTGCAATGAGTGTCCGGACAAATTCTCGTAGGAGGTGTTTTAGTTTTCACACATGAAATGATGAAATCCATTTTTGCATCAGCTTTTTCCAGTTCCGTTTCGTTTACAGGCATGAGGAAATCCTTAATTTCAGAAGTATCCTTATTTATGTACAGATACAGAATCTTGGTAGCACCCAGTTCCCTAGCATACAGGGATGCCTGAAACTCATGTTTGGCAAATGGACGAAATATAGCCTTTCGATAAAAGAAAGAGTTCATGGTCTTTATTTCCAAAACCACTTTTTCCCCGAACACGGATTTCTTAAACACACCGTCAGCCTTACCGTTTATGTAACGTTCTTTATTTACAACTGGAACTTCTGCCTGTTCAAGAAGTCCTATTTTATATAATATAGCCTGCATGTACACATGATACCATGTACCCACATCGAATGTTCTTTGAAGTTCTCCTGTAATAGTGGAAACCCTTACATCACTGGGAAAAATCCTAGACAAGTCATAGTACATGAGCCGTGGGCATCCGTCCAATAGTTGTGACGGGTGAAATACACCTTCCGCACGTTTATCCGGAGCCATTACTGTCATATAAAAATCCATGAACTCCATAAAGAAAACATCACGGTTGAAGTCCTCGGTTATTCCGAGAAGTTTCTTAATCTTTCTGCGGATTCCCAAAACAGAAAATGCACTGGTAGCAGTAACACCATGCACACAGGCAGAATTTATCTTTTCAGAAATTGATAAAGGTTTCTCTTCGGAAGAACCTTTAAAAGTCTTGCGGAGTAACCTCCCTATACCACCTCTAGTCATTTTTATTTCGTATAAAGTTAAAAGGAAAGGAGCAGCCATTACTGAACTGCTCCTGACACGGAATGGAAAATTACAAATATCAGAGAGTCTGGTGATTCCAAAGTGACTCGAACACTTGACCCACGCCTTAGAAGGGCGTTGCTCTATCCATCTGAGCTATGGAACCAAGTGGAACAGTATCGGTAATCTCACAAACCCAACACTGTTCCGAGAACATCATTTTAACCTCCGATTTGATGTTTCAAAGATAACAAATATTTTTTATTCTACAAAATGTAGTAAACATTTATAAAACATGAACCTTTGCAGCACTCAAAGTAGCTTTCTTGATTACTTTCCCCAAATTAAAAGCAAGAGTGCTCATATCTTCAAGCACAACCCAATGTTTGAACATGCTCTTAGGGTCATAACACATATTGATACAAACCTGTATTACTGTGAAATCCATTTTCTCCACTTTTTCCACGCACTCTTTTGTATGGTCTATAGCCATACTACCCCTGTAACTGGAAGCACTAGGCTCACCATCTGAAAGAACAAATAGTAAAACATGGTTCTGTGTTTGTTTGCGAATACGTTGAGCGGTTTCAAGTATGGCAACACCATCCCTATTCTCACACCGTGCAGCTACAGAACCTAATGCGTATTTTGGTTTGAAATTTTTCTCACGGTAAACTACCAATTCGGTAGCACCGTCAAAACGTGAATCACCTGAATGCCCGTATATGAACAATTCCACTTTAGGCGAATCTCCCAAAGCCTCATTAATAAGTATGGCAGTATCACGGGCAGCAGCTATTCTTCCACCACCCATTGAACCGCTTTCATCAATAAGAACGCCTACACTCACACCATCGGTTCTTACTTCACCCTGTCGGATATATACAGTAGGCACACCCTGAACGGCTTCGGCAAGTTTGGAAGTATCAAGCATCCCGCTTCTCATGGAACGGTGTATATACTGGTACTCTTTACAATGGCAGCGTATAACCTTGGAAATTGCCGGAGCATACCGTTTAACTCTGGAGAGTGCTTCTTTATAGCATTCCTCACAAGAGGGTGCGAATTTAAAAAAGGCATCCTTGGTTCCTCCCATATCTACTGTACCCTCACATACATCTCCAAGTAAACCTCTGTCCTTTTTCACGGCATCGGCAATTTTGGAATCATCCATACGGTCTGGCATTGTACGGTCAAGTTTATCAAGAATATCGGTGCTGTCAGATGCCATACGTCTTTCAACCTCCACGCCTGATATTTCTCCTGCGGAAGAGGATTCATCTTTCATTTCCTCTTCAAGTTTTCCCTTATAGAACTCTTTAAGGATATCAAAAACCTTATAAGCAGCAAGAACGGTTTCGCTGGTAGTTACTGGATAAGGTAAAAGCACTTTCTTTATTTCAATAAGATAAGGAGCATATTTAACTATTTCGGCTTCGTCTATATATTTGGGATATCGGACAATCTCCAGTATAAGATTAAGAAGAATTTCAAAGTCATTAAGTTCCGATTTTTCTTTTTTAGGAGCAACATAGTCCAGATAGTAACTATCAAACCAGTAGTATTTGCTACGTTCTAAAAATCGTGCGAAACCCGGTTTCAAGTCACCACAAAGTTTCTCAATACGTTCATCTTCCAGTATGTTGAACAATCGGGATATGATTCTGTTGCCTATAGATGAAAGACGTTCCTTGTTTGTGTATAGCAAATGGCATCCCTCATGTACAGTAGTTCCCAAAAATACGTCCAACCGTTCACCAATAGTAAGTGCCTTGTCAGTAAGCATTATGGTGGAAACCTGCACTTTCTGAAAATCAGTGAAGCTGTCCTCTCCATTATGGATTACGACTTTTACCTTATACGGAATATCCATAGAAGTTATCATATCACGTGCCAAAGGATATGCACGCTTTATCAGTTCCGCTTCATCGGCACATTCCAAGTAGTAGGAAGAATAGGCACTACCCTCTTCCAGCGTACTTTCCCAGTCAAGTTTTCCTTCTTTTCGTATATGTGTGAACGCTTTACCGTCACGTTCCAACCAATCTTCCAAAAGTTCGTCCACGATTTCATCGGTGACAATCATATCTTTGTCAACAGCCATAGTCAATATGTTATTTTAAATAGTTCCTTTTTATAATACCCGGTTTTAAGCAACTCGGATTTCTTGGCATTAAGTATAGGAAACGCCCTGTCTTTCAAGATGCGTTTCCCATTGTACCACAAGCTACCGTAGGTCTTTTTCTGAGGTTTCTCTACGGGAAATTGATTACTTGTTGCCATAAGCGAAAAAGTTTTATCTACTACTAATCACTCTACATACAATACCACGTTCTCCATCAGAGCGTGTACCTTCAAAAAGAGGAAGAAGAACCAGTTCCATAGCACGTACCAAATCCCATCCATCAGCAACCAAATCACCCACCATAAGAGTTTCACGGGTAGAGATGGAACTGCTTATCTCCTGTTTATTATACATATTACGCAAACTGTTTGCGACCTTTACAATATTTGTGGCATCCGAAATAGAAATTCCACAACGTTTCACCAAAACTTTGTTTTCCTGTTCCGGTGGCATATATGATAGTTCAATAGGAAAGAAACGTCCTACCAGTGCACGGTCCATACTCATTGTGCCAGTATATTCCACACCAACATTTGCAGTAGCTATAAAGCAACATTCCGGATGCACTTCTATTTCACGTAAATCCTCACCACCAGCAATTTCTACAGGGAGTTTTCTACGGCTGTCAAGACAAGGAAACAAAATATTATTAGTAGTAACAGGTGCACGGGATAATTCATCCAGTAACACTACACCCGGTTTAGAGATATCTCTTGTAAATTTGGCATAATCAAATACCGATACACCTCCCTTTTGCAATCTATGTACACCAAGAAGTCCGGCTACTGGGTCATACATGGAACCCATGTCATAAACGGAACAGGATATCCCAAGTTTCTTACAGGCAAGAAGTACAAGTTCAGTCTTTCCACCACCTGTAGCACCAATAAGCATTGTATTCACTTGATTCTGGATATTACGCATAAGCAGATACCATACATCTGAATCCACATAGAAACCTTCTGAACCGATAGAGGGTATTTTCAATTCCGGATTGAGCTTCATTTTTCCCAATAAACTTTTGGAGGTTGTCTTACTGGGTTCCTTTTCTTTGGGAGAAACAGAATCAGATAAATCAGTAGCACCTATGAATATTTCATAAGCCCGGAGCATTTCTTCGGTAGGTCTATGTTTTGGGTCACGGTAATCCGAATCAAGAATCCCGATAGGATAGATATTTCCTGCCTGATAGTATTTACTGGCAGCTCTAAGACTATCGGTAACAAATGTTGTACCAGTGGGATACGCATCCCTCAAAGCTCTGTCGGCACTTACATTCACCGTGCTGTCAACTTTAGCACCATCTTCAAAAGTCTGACCGATAAGTGCCTTACAACGTTGTCTTCCCTCTTCCACGAGAGTTCTCAAGAAATAATATTTTTCCATATTTGTGAGATTAAAAAAGTTTATGTGATTTTTCTAAGTTATAAATCATACTTTCTGCGGTACTCAAATCCAGATTTTTTCGGAGTGTTCTTTTCCGGAATCCTGTACCATCAGTCATTTGTGAATATTCCACCACCTTAAATAATCCGTGTTGTTGTTTCTTCTGTTCAAAACGGAATACTCGGTATAATTTTGTTTTTAGCATACTTAAATATACAAATTTTTATGGAAATAACAAAATCCCTAACTGTTGTCCTTATACGCAAGTTCAATTAAAAATTGCAAGTCCTCATAAGTAAGTATAGCAAGACTATCACGGGATTTCTCAAAGTCCACTACAAAGATAGGGATTTTTTTGGCAGAACATTTCTTTTTCAGTTTAACCCATTCGGATAACTTTAGGCTGTACGATTCATGGGCAGTGGTTTTTGCCTCAATTTCACAGAAGTCTGTAATTACGTCATTCTGACCGAATGTGGCTCCTGAATTGATAGTCGTATAGCCACGGAGTTTTTTAGCTATACGACTTTCTTGTTTTTTGGAACGCTCCCGTGTGGTAGTGGAACCGTCCATCAATTTATTCAGATACCCGAATTTACTTTTTACCATTGTATAGAGTATGTCCGATGAATCCTCATTACGCTATCTCTGTAGTTTTTAATAAGATTTACGGTATAACCTAAACCTATAAGCAACTCCACTAATTCGGACACATCTGTACTAAAATCAATTGTCATTGTACACTTGCCACTTTCAGCAGCCATTTTTATTTTGGTAAATACCTCCCTGTAAGGAGTGGTGGCGATTTCCTTCGCCTGTTGTGCAGTAAGGTACTGCTGTTTTTGCTTTTCAGTCATAATACTTAAAATTTATCACTAATACTAAAATAAGAAATTTTATCAGAACTCTTAGACCACTCGGAATAGGCTTTCCGTGCATGTTTTTCCCATGTGACTTTTCCCCTTGTGAATCCGATAAGAACTTCATTGGTCCATGCACAGGAAACAGCTTGTTCCAAAGTATCATGCACACAATCAGAACGGGTAAGAGGATGCCCGTATCCGAATGTACCTCCCATAAACTGAGTAACACAACCCCACTTCCCGTTTCTTCGTATTACGTCAAAACAAAGTTCAGTCTTGGGAACTTTCCATTGTAAATATGTTATTGCCACTCCAAAACGATTAAATACGGTTTCTTGAGGAAATAATGTTTCAATTGCTGCTATAAGAACACATACGTCTAACATATAATTATTCTCCTTTCTTTTGTTGCTTATTACATTCTTCACAATGTAATTTATAAGCATGGGCAAACATCTTTAACGTAACAGAATCAAAGTGAAAATCTGCCTGTTTCCCTTCTATGACAACTGAAACACATAATTGACCATCGCAAAAGTCAATATATGCCTCACCACCTCCATCCCCTCTAATGGAAAAGGTTTGTGTCTGTACACTATCCATGA